AAAAAGTACCATCGTAGTCTAGTACAGACCCTCTTGGGAAGTCATATATAGGACATGTTTTTAGATATAGACCATCATATATGAGTTCTGTTATATCTCCTCTCTCGGAAGAAGACGACGCAAATATATAAATATTACTTTTCCTTATAACTTTTTTACCACCACCTAGTTGGTAACCCGTCTTAAGTGTACCTGCTATATCCAAGACTACGACAGGTGCAGACGCTGCTGATAACCTACTCCATTCATCTACTAAACTTATGTAATGCCAATTAAAATCAATATATTTAGGCTCTAAATAAGCAGGTAATATTATTTTACCGTCTACATAGTCTACCCTATATAAGTTACCACTTATAGTTGTTAAACTTTCATCATATATAGTTACTCTGTTTGATTGTTCAGGTGTTCCAGATAACGAAGTAATATCTATTAAAGTTTCATCTGTTAGATCGTCAAAATACACTATACCTCTACCGTGTTCAAAAGGAGAAGGAATAGCTGTAGTTACTATATCATATACACTAGTTGAGTTGTCAGATTTATTTTTATTTAGTACTAGTTCATCTTTATCCTGAAATTCTATAAAGTCAGTTAGTACTAAATCCCTTAAATATCTATAAACACTTAAATCTTCTTTACGTATTTTATACATTAGTAAGCTCTCCTTTTTAAGTCTTTCAATGACTTCTCAACTATGTTATTAGTAAGAGCCTCTTTGTTAGTATTAAAAAAATCTCTACCATCAATAAATAAATCTATGGCTTGCGTATTAGAGAATGGAAATAATACTAATTTCTTTTTTAAAATATGTTCTAATATTTCATGTATGTGTAGAGCGTCATCTAGAATATAAAAATCCAAATCACTAAATTCTTCACCTAAAAAACCAGGTAAGTCTTTTAATGTACTTCTAATTTGTTTACTTAATCTATCATAATTAATTAAGTAGTCATAATCATTTTTAGATAATTCATAATAAGTTCCTATAACACCCATAGATAACCACTGTAAAAAAGTTAGTCTTCCTTCAAATGTAAAAGTATCTTCATCAGGTACAGTTATCTTAATTTCACCTTTAGCCACCACAGATATGTACTCGAAATCATCCAAAGCTTCCATGTAGTCCTCATAAAAATATACAGGATTAGCTAAGCTGTTTTCATCAATAGATATATTTAGTAGCTCATCAGAGTATGTAGTTAAATATACATCCTTTAATTTAGGTATAAATGTATCAAAAGCATCCATAGTATTTATGAAAAGTAATTTCTCTAAATCTTTAGATACCTTATTACTACTGCTAGGTCTCATTAATATACCTTATCACTATCATCTGTAGGAGGTGTCATATTTTCTGTAGTGAATGCTAATATAACAAGTAGAGAAGTGTCACCAAGACCGCGCACAATAGGTGGCTTAGATAAAGTACATTTTACGCCATCTACAAACATATACATACAGTCCGTAAATAAATCTTTATATATTGGCTCAGTCTTAAGCTCCACACTTGTACTTCCAGAAACACCGGAGGAGTCACTTACTAAAGCACCGTCTGCTTCTGGGTCCCAAGTAATTTTACATTTGGCCCATACTTTGCGCTGTACCTCTAAATAACCTTTGCCCTTACATATAGGGCATCTGCCAGCTGAGAAAAATTTATATTTCAAACCAACACCACCTGACTGTAGATATTCATTTTGTTTTTGTAGTGCTTCAGCTAAAGTCCATTTACAAGTGTTGGTACTACTGCCTGTAAGTTTATCAAAATAACAATTGTAACATTCATGTTTAGTTGGTTTTTTAAAAACCTCTACAGGTCTACCAAGATCTGACATGATGTTTCGTATTGCCTTAGTATATCTATTTTTTGTAAATGTACTTATTCTTTTTCTCATTTTAAACCTTCTAAGTAATTATATGTTAATCAATTCTAACCCCGCCAACACTTATAAACCTTTTAGATTTTACAGCTTCATCTAATTGTTTTTTAAGTCTAGCAAGTAATTTATCTCTAGCCGACAATCCTGCAGAGGGATTATATGTGTCCCTATTATCAGCGATCTCTGCACCATCTTCAAAGGCCAGTTCCCAAGATTCACTTGTTAATATATCGTAGGCTGTCTGCATCAAGTAGATGTCCTGTGTGCAATTTGCTACGGTCAAGGGAGCTGGTGGTGTGGTAGTATCATAGGCATCCATCAACTGTTTATCACTATACCTAAATGATGTATACCAAATATCTATAGCTACATCTACACCAGATACAGTTGTAACTGATGTGTCTAAAGGTGTATTAAACCTAAGGTATTTATAACCATTTACAGTTGGGTTTGTATTTGTTACATATTGTGTATTGAATAACATAACGCTATATGGCCAACCTTTATCTGCAAGCTCGAATACACGTCTATCTGAGTGTAGGCTAGATAAAGCCTCTTCACCATGCATTCTAGTTAAGTTGGTAGGGTCACCTACTAATAAACGTAATTTATTTATGACTAACTTATCCGAAGCGGTGTATGCAACTTCTGGCGAAAATAATGGGTCATAATTAAATACACCATCAATACCTTGTATTGGTGTTGACCACCCGCTTGTTATTGTAGTGTCATAGTTAGTGTACCTACTAATGTACCAATCACTTGTAGTACCTGTAGGATCTTCAAAGTAGTACTGATTATAAGTCTGACTTAAAAATATATCACTTACGTCATTACGACTACTAACTATATCAATACCATTATCTATAGTAACGTAGTCTAGTATATTTATTATAGAGGGAGGGGTATCAGTACCAATATAACGCATCAATTGCACCTTACTAAATATAGCAATTATACCGGTTATATTACTTACAGTTACAGTTAATGTAGTCATTTAAGTTCCTTAATATAACATTATTAAAATATTGGTACCAACCACATTATTAATATGGTTGGTACTAATTTTATTAGCCATTTGGATGCATACTTAATTCCATAATCCTCTTATCTAAAATCCTAATTAAAGATTCTTTATTAGGTAAGGGTTTACATTCTCTTACAGCAAACTTAAGAAGTTTAATATCCATTACTGTAGGTATAATCTCCCTAGCTTTTCTAACAGGCAGTCCCATGACATCTTGTACACTCATCTTACTTACAACTACGTCACCGTTATTATTAGTTTCATAGCGTACTTTTTCTTTTTCTTTTGCTGTTGGTGCACTTACGTCAATGTCATCCTCTTCTACAACTATCCAATCATCTGCTGACCCACGTAGTTTCACCTCTCTCAACCATTTAACAAAGTCTTTTTCTTTTATGTTATGTCGTGTACCGTATAGGTTGTACAACTCGTCTAAAGGAACTTTGCCGCCAGGTCTAACACTCATTTTAAAAATATGTACCCAGGCTGTTTTTTTACTTTTAATATATCCTTTCATAATTTACCCCTTTTCCAGAAATTAATAATCACTTCGCCTTGTCCGATCTATAATATTATGAGTTATATTTGAGCACTTATGTATAAGTAGCCCCACTATAAACCAATCTATCCAACCACTAACTATTTGCATGTCCATAATTACTAGTCCCACTAATGTGCCTACCCATACGGATAAACAAAAACCACAGTCTAGTAGGTCGTGTATAAAAGAGAAAATAATATTACTTTTCCTTTTAAAGAACCAGGCCTTCACCGGCGTGAATAAAGCAGATTTAGAAACTATCTCTGTAATTGCCTCAGTAATTAGTACTGATATAATAAATAATAGTAGATTGCTCATATCATATAAAAGTTAGTTAATTGATTAATAAAAAACCCCCTACACAAACACATTGAGTAGGGGGTTGAATAGCCTAAATATTGTGTCTATTACGAACGGTCAATAACCCCGATACCTAACATACGACTATCTAAACAAGCAAAACCTAATTCTGCCCAACCAAAGAAACCCTGCTTCTGTACACGTAGAAGAGTTGGGTCCTCATGAGCTTCGTACTCTTTTCTAACAGGCATAACCAAAGAATCGTTAGCAGTCATATCGAAACCATAAATCTGAGTCTCACCTAAAGCAGTTACAGTACCATCAGCATCTGTAACGTTAGGATTATCAAGGGTGTAAGCGTTATACTTATCGGTACCGTCTGCAAGGAATTTACCGTATGCAGAAGTACTTCCATTAATATTATACAATCCAGGAGCACCTAAATGCTGAACTTCATGTAAAGTTACGTTCCAGATACTTCCCATACCAGCAGCTACGAAAACTTCTCTACGGGTAATTGGGTCGATGTCTGTGTCTGTCCACTCACGTATATCTGCAGCATCTTCTGGAGATACATACAAATCGGTAAGAGTACGGCCTAAACGTTTAAAACCTACCATCATCTTATTTACCAACTCTTTAGAAAGATAACCAACACCAGTGAGGCCAGTACCAATTTCATAAATTGGGGCTGGTCGTGCACCTAAGAGGCCTTTTCCAGAAAAACCAGAAGTTGCAGCAGGTACAATTACTCTCCAACCACATTCTTCTTCATAATTTGCTAAATCTTTTGCAACTCTAGCGGCGACTCTTTGAACAACGTCGATACGGGAATCACGTGCATAGGTAATCTTCCAGTCTGCGGAAGCATTGATACTGAAAGTAGGGACATAAACCTCTTCACCGATACCCTCGATGAAGTTCTGAGCTTGATAACCCAACCCAGGAAGAACCCAGACAGGAATCTCAAAATCCTCAGCAACTGGATAAACTGCTTGTGCACCAGGTGCCAAACGTTCAACAGCAAAAAGCTGGCGCATAATAGATTCAAGCTCTACTTTTTGTAATATAGGTGTAGTAATAGCGGCTGCGAAAGCCCTATAAGCTGCCATACCTTCTGGAGTCTGAACTTCAGCGGTAGCGGCAAACAATTTTCTCATTTCATTAATATCCATTTGTAGCTCCTTATATTGTATTTATTTATGGAAGGGTAGGTGTTTAAGCCTACCCCTTGATCCATTTGTTATTTAAACTAATAGTTTTACTCTTAGTGCAAATTTAGTACCACCACTGAAAGTGGAAGTAGCCTTAGCTGCAGTAACACCTTTAACAACCTTAGCAACTACAGTGGAGCTAGCACGCTGACCTAAAATGTCAGTACCAGTGGAAGCAGCAGTAGAGTTAGTAAGTTTGGCTTCATCAGCAGCAGGGAAAAGGTCTTGTCCAGGTTTTGGTTGATTACCATCTGCAACAGTTGTACCACTAACAGTACATGTGTAATGGATTGTATCATAAATACCTAAGTGAGCTACACCTACAGGTACAGTAGTTGTACCAGTAATAGCTCCGGTATTGTCGTATGTTGGTTGAGCAATAGCATCACTGGAACCAAGGTCACCAGGCATAACAAAACCTACTGGGTGAACTGAGTGATAACCAGTTTTAACTTTTTGCATTAAAAATCCAAAAGGATCTGCAGTTACACCATGGGCATACTTGAGTACTTCTGATTCCTCTTTGGTACTGTCAAGATAAACAACAGCTCCAGCGTAGGCTATAGCGCCACCGATACCAGTAGTATTTACTGAACTACCGTATAAACAAAATTGGTCCTCTACAACAGGGTGTCTTGGGATAAACATATATTTTCCTCCTCAATTATTTTTTAGTAATGTTCTTGGCTAATGCTTCTCCCAAATCTTTGTACTTCGAAATAAGATCCTGAGAAGGGGTTGTTTCCAAATTTAACGCTGCTTGTACAGATTGCGTAACGTCAACATTGGCTGGTGGTACCACAGTGTCTTCAACAACTACCTCTTCAACTACAGTGGCAGCTTCTTCTTTTTTAGCAGTAAGGGAAGCAATAACTTGCGACTTGATAGCTGCTAATTCTTCTTTATAAGATTCAAATTCTTCTTCAGACATACTTTTTACTTTGTCTCTTTGAATAGAAGCCTCTACACGAACAACACCGGCTTTCTCTAAGGCTACCATACGGGAGTCTGCAAGTATTTCCATTTTTAATGTGGCATACTCAAGATTAAGCTTTTCAAAGTCAGAGTCAACAGCTGCTTTAGCCTCAATAGCGGCAGTTAGCTCTTCCTGGAATTTTTGCTCAAGGGCTGCTTTTTCTTCTTGTAAAGTGTTAACCTGTGTGTTCAAGTCAGTAATTACACTAGCTTGTTCCTGATTACTCTGTGTAGCTGTAGCTAATTCTTCTTTGATTGCAGTAAGTTTGTCTGCGGATGCGTGAAGAGCATCCTCTGTTTTCTTTCGTTTAGTATCTTCCTCTTTACTAGCGAAAATAGCTTTAACGACGTTTTCAATTTGATCTTTTAACTTATCTTCCATTATATTCCTCCTAATTTAAAATCTAAAAATAAATTGTTTTATAACTAACCTAAGTTTACGTTAATCCTATCCATGTCCGAACGTACTTTACTATTTAAGTAAATCGTTTATATTTTCTACTAATTTTGCTATCTCTTGTTCTTTCTGTAATTCATCGAGTTTACGTTTAGCTACATCCATTATAAAATCAGCTGTAAAAACTTTTGCTAGACAGCTTGCGTTTGTGTAATCACCAGTAGTTGTACAAGTTGTATCGAATTTATTACACCAGTTAGTATTTATTACATTAGAATCTTGGTCTTTGTAAATAGAGTCAATACTTTCTTTATCATAAGAAAGACAAATACCTGGTGAATCATCTGCTGCTTTAATTAATTCTACTTTTGTATCTACATTACTAGAGGTTACATTATTACTGGCGTTTTCTACATTATCTAAATTAAATTTAACTGTCTCAGTAATTTCATCATCTGTACTAGCAGTAGCTTCAAATATTATAGAAGGTTTATTAGCCGGTTGCTTTACAATACCCACACCAGAGAAACAAATACCTCTCAACACCTTAGCTATGACACCTTCATCTACAACTGCGCCGCCTTTTACAACCTGTGCAGCCTTACCATAAAGATCCTCATTAGCTACATCGAATCCCATGAGCTGTGCTTCTTCTGCTGTCATTAAAGTGCTACCCACAAGAATGTCGTAAGAGGTGTAATAAGCTTCCATAGAAACTTTCCACTCACCTTCTTTAATTTCTTTAGCTAAAGCAGGAAATCTTGTTTTATAAACTACACTAGCTATTTCAATGTGCATATCCTGTGCGTCTAGTTTAGACTCCTCATAATTTGCCAACTCCGCACTATTTAGTTTGTTACCCTTAGCGTCTGTGAATTCACAGGCATAAATGTGACCAATAATTTCATTTTCTTCATGTTCTACATCTACCGCTTTAGCCACAACTGTTTTTCTAGCCTTTATTAACTCACTACCCATAAAATGTGCGTTGTTAAGATTCGTACCAGTACTCACAAATCTACTTGTAAAATAAGCTAGGTCTGGTTGACGTTCATCAATACTGGGTAAAGGTATAACAGATGCTACTTCCTTACGTAAAGCAGCAGTTTCTTTAACATAATCTAAACTAGCTGTCATAAAAAATTTATGTTTCATAGTAATATCCTTATATTATAATTTATCTTTTATATTAATAAGCTCTTGTATAAGCAAATTTACATCTTCTTTAGACATACTAGATACTACATTATGTAGAGAACTTGTAGCCTTTGTTTGGTCATTAGCTGCTAGCTTACTTGGGTCTGTTTCGGGTGTTTTAGTATTTGTTGTGCCTGTAGGCCGACCTCTTGAAGGTGTACCTGTAGGTGAGTTTTGTACATCTTGTATAGTGGTGGATTGTTGAAAAGGACTTCCCACTAACCCGAAAACACCATCTGATACCAAAGGTAGTTCTTCCTGCATATTACCAAGTTCATTTGTATAATCAAAACCTAAGGTTTCTAGAGCTGTTCTATAAGATATCATCCTTCTATCAACCATAGCTGATATAACATTTTTGTAAAGGATGTCATTTCTAAGTATATTCTCATCCCACCTGACTCTAGGAAAACGGTCAAAGCCCATAGCTTCTGCTATCTGCCTGTACTCATTATATATCCATCTAGTAACCTGCTTCCTAGCGTAGTCAATATCCTCTTTAACAGCACCTATGGCCCATTCAGAACCAGCGGTAACGTCGGTAGCATCAAGAAGAGCACGAGTAAAAGATAAACCACCAGTAATGTCTTCATTAACCTGGTCATACTTACCTTTACCAAGAATCTTTTCTATTTCTGGACTAATTATCTTCTCTATTTTAAGAGTGTGGTTCCACACTACATCAAAACTTTTACTTGGTGTGTCAAATAACTTAGCTACAGCTTCAAGTTCTTCTTGGGATACTACAGGAAATTCATCATTACCTATAGTTATTTTAAGTATATAATTAGATATACCATCCAAAGTACTAAGATCTGCATTACGAAGGGCCTTCTTATATTCAATACTTTCAAACACTCTAGCAGTTCTTGGTCTAGCATACCTTTCATAAGGCTGTTTTTTGTATGTTATATTACCAACTAAACGTGAGTCTAAAGAGTAGTCACCACCACCTTCGGCGGCCTTCTTGAGATCTGTAGGTAGAGATTTTATAAGTAATTTTTCCTCATCAGTTAAGTCTGATTGGTTTTTCTTAAGTAAATCCCCTAATTCTTTTGGAGGCGTAAGTGTTACAGAAACTTGGTTGAATAATAGGTTACCTGTCTTATTAACTAATGTTGGGTTCAACACAGTGTACCCTACAGGTAAATGCCCTTTAGACCAAATTTTCTTTTTTGCTGCAGTAACTAATTGACCTGTTGCTTTTGCCTTAGTTGCAGATTTCTTTTTATTAATAGGCTGTATTGTAGATATTCTAGGTTCGTAATTAGCTATGTATTTGTAAGTAACTACGTCAGATGTTTTAAATAACTCTAAAAATATCCAGTCAATAACTTCCTCAAAATTTACATCGAATACCCAAGTGTCGAAAAAGTTTTTTATATCAGGGTCATCTATATCATTCTCAAAACCTTTACAGGCTAAAGAGGACAGTAAATTAATTGTAGACCCTACAATAGGTTCTGTATAATAGTAGCGCATTACTTTTTCATATAATACCTTAGGGTCTTCATCGAAAACATCCTTACTTGAACCTAAATCTAAATAGGATCTAGACAAGGAGTCCCTAGTAAGGGTAGATGCTTTCTCTTTAAACGTATGAGGTACTAAAGGATTCTCTAGAAAAGCTAAAGCCTTTTTAGTGGGTTCTACTAAAAACGTAGTTGTACCTGTACCTTCATCAACCGACACAGATTTAATACCTACATCTGGGTAGCGTTTTTGAAGGTCAGCGGTTATCTTATTTGCAATTTCCTTTTCCATAGTATTCTTCCAATAGTAATAATTAAATTATAGATTACAAATTACTAGTATATGTAGTAGTCTAAATATACTAGTTAGTTTATTTCTTTTTAGTCAATATAGCTAAAGACAAACTTGATGACACATTGTTTAACCCTGTAGCTGTAGACCAATTAGCTGTATTTCTATTTCTAACTAATCCACCACTACTATGTATTACGGTCTTTGCATCATTGTCCACAATCTCGTGTTCTAACGCCTTAACACCATAACTTGCAAGTATCAGTGCAGAATATAAATCTTTATTTTGTCCTTTTTTAGGTGTATCAAAGTGCAAGGCACCACCAGCAGTTTGTGTAACAACTATGTTTAAACATTGTTTTTTTAGTTTATCTATAAGTTCATATTCATCTATTATTAAATCAGATACCACATCTACAGGTAGTAATGGGAATTGTAGGTTCCCATCTTCAAATAAAGATAAAGCTGCAAAGTTGGCGTCGGCTATCCAAGCTGTACTAAAGGTAGTTAATTCTAATATACGTCTACCCTTAACGCTTAGATTATCCTTATCATTCTTATTTAGTATAGGTTCAACATCATTGTAGCCCTCCGCAAGTAAATCGGCTACTGACTTACCACCACCACCCCTATCCATAAATACACGTACTACGTTATAAGCAATACAAATATCTTGTAAAGAGGTGGTAATGTCTTGGGTTGTTTTACCATCTAATGCAAGTACTCTAACTATTTTATTTGGTTTACCTAATTTAATAATTACTACACCGCATTTAGCTTTACCACCTTGATTAGGATCTATACCTACAATATATGAAGCACCATTCTCACCGGTTAGTTCCATAGCGTAATCTGTTACAGAACATTTTTCTAATATAGAGGCCTTAAAAAATCCTTCAGAGTCAGATACCATTGCTGCTAAATATTCCATAGCAAACTCATGACTAGACATGACTCTTAAAGCGTTCTCAATATTCTTAGGGTCCAAGAACCCATCAGGTAATGCAGTATGAGGTATTTGAAATACGGCGTGATCTTTTGAACCTTCTTCAATCTGAGTCCAATATTCCCGCATACGTTTGTACATATGATTAAACTTGTAATATCCAGAAGAAGTACCTATCATTTTATTAATTGAGTCTTCTTCAAAATCATCCTCAAAAGCTAAACCTGCTTCAATCAAAGAACGTCGTCTCTCTAACTCCCTAACTTTTTTCATAGGGTCAAGCTTGGTTATACTCATTGGTGCAAGTACAGTTTCAATAATTTTAGAAGGTACCTGAGCAAACTCATCTACTATTACACAATAAAAACGGGAGCCACGGATTTTACCACCGTCAGCTCCCAAAGGTAACGCTTCAATGAAGGCCCCATTATGGCCTCCTATAGACCTAAACTTTAAATAGCATGTGTCTGACCCACGTATAGGTCTTTTTTCTGTAGCCGCCCTAAGAATAGGTGAACTGGCATAAAGCTTTTCTATTTCAGCAAATATCATTTTTGCTTGTCTAAAGGAAGGGCCTATTAAACCAACACGATAACCTGGATATAATAATGCTAATAAAGCGGAAAGAGTTCCAGATAAGAAAGTTTTACCAAAACCCCTAGTAGCAACAGACAGTATGTAAGGTTTAAACCACATAGCCTCAAATACAATTCGTTGGACCGGGGCTAGGTCAACACCAAGTAGCTCATAGGCAGCTATACAAGGATTCTCCCTGTAAAACTCTATAAGATCCGGACCTTGTTGTAAAACAATATCCATATTTTTAGTTAATTTAGACATTAATCTACATCATCCTTACAGGTATTTTCTTCAAGTATTTCATTTATAGGTGCTTGTTCTGCCCGCATTTTTCTAGCTTGTGCTTCTAGTTTAAGTTTTTTATTATCATCAAAACCCACAGCTAGATCAATAATTGAAAAGCCTTTAAACTCATTTACATCTACACGGTCTTTACGTCTAGAAGCTAGGTTATCCTTAATTTTATCACTCTGTTTCCTAAGTTTTTCCATGGAACTTGAATAATTTAAATGATCAGTTGCTGAGCCTTTACTAGACTTAAGTAGTCTAACTTCGATTACCTTATTAGTAGCAAGGGTTAAAATATCATCTACATCACTAGAGGTTAAGTCATCCTCATCAAAATCTTTAAGATATATGTCGATAAGTCCATTGTAAATAGGGAGTTCATCTTCTTCGAACATGTCATTAATAGGCATGATCTCAGTTAATAACTCCCTAGCTTTAGGTGGACTTTTAGGTCTGCCTACTTTTGCCATATTATAATTTAACCCCCAAGGCGTGGCATACTGTGTCAAAGTCTAAATCAATATCATCACATTGTTGTCTTAGTTCACAAATATCTTCTGGACTATTTAGTAGCTGTGATATATGAGGATTTTCTTCAACACTAATATTATATTCTATAGATATTTCCCGATATCTCTTTGAGTTTAAAGATCTCTCAGTACATATATCTGTTGTAGCATCATACTCTGTCCTAATCTTATTAAACCACTCTCTAACTTCTTTTGAATTTTTTATTTCATTTTTATATTGTAAATACAATTCATCGGATAATGGATACATATTTCTAAAATATTGCATTAGTGTTTTAGAAATCTTTTCTTTTGTAGACTCTGAATGATGCTGCCCTTTTTTAGAATCACTAATTGCTTGTTTACTAACATCACTAAGTCTAAAGCCTAGTGGTCGTCCTCTTCCCCTTGTTGGTTCATTATCCATTTAATTCCACCTCCTTTAAAGAGGAGTATTTACCACATGACCTACAAATAACACCAACTGCATTGGTATGCACTAATACTTCAGCGTCACAGTTAGCACATAATTTAATAGTAGTTTTCTTTGCACCACTAAATGTAGGTTTAGAAAAAGAAAATGGAAGGTTTTTATGTTTATCTACAAAAGAGGATTCTTTATGAATTCTTGCATTGTGTTTAGCTACACCACCCTCTGGTTCGTATCTTCTTGGTGCACCTGGGGCCAACTCAGAAGACACTGTAGTTTTAGCTACAAACTTATTTAGATCTTTTTTAAAGGTTTCATTAACCATCAAATCTGTCCTCTTGTTTAACTGTAAGTGTTTTTTTACTTGCTACGTAGTCAGATAAGTAAACACATAGCTCCTCTGGTGTATAATCAGATAAAGGTTTCAACCAAGGTTTAATACTCCACGGCCCATAATGGTACCCGACACAACTTCTAATCATATTGTAGTCTTTTTCTGATACCAATTTTAAATCTCTGTAAACCTCTTCTACTAGTTTTGCCCCCAAGTCTGGGTGCCATTTCACAGTATGTCCTGACTTTTCAGTACCTTGTTTTCTAAGATCATGTAAAATACAAGCAGATATTATCTGGTCTCTATTATGTTCACAGCTTAAACCCCTAGCAAGGTCATAGGCAATAGTTACTACTCTTTTAGTATGTATAATTGTACCATAACCTGAAAGCTCATCTAGAGGATGGTACTTACCTGATGTAGAGGCTGGGGCGGAATAAAATATATAATCCGGTGCCATCATAACACAAACTTCTGTAAAGCTTTTTATATCCTTGTTAAAAACCAAATCTAACTCAGACTTAAGTGCTGCCAATTTCTCATCTGGAGATAATTCCATAATTTCAACTCCTTTAATAAATTTAATAGAAAAAAAAACAAACCTACTTGTACATTACATACAATATTACATATTATAACACACAAGTGTAATAATTACAAGTGTAAACTAAAAAAATTACATACCATTACAGTTTAGTATGTAACTAGCTGTAATGATATGTAATTATATTTACAACTACATGTATGGTGGTAGAGCAAGCTCATCCTTATCCAATGCTATTGGTCTTATATTAGGAGAATTAGCTTCCACATTGTAACCAGGTTGTGGGAAAGACTCTCCATGGAACCTACGTAAATTGTTATTATTAGTAAGACCATCCATAAATTTAGCTTTACTATCTTCAATAAAAGGTTTCTTTTCTGTTAACCTAACCCATCTAGGTAATTGATACTCAGTTATTGATATTGGCATAATATCACCTTAGATTTTTTCGGTACTATCTTTAAATCTTTTTAAGAAGTCGTCAAACTCTTTTTTGTTTTCAATACTAGCCATAACTTTATTACCATCTGGACCTACTGGAGCTTCTTTAAAGAAGTTTGCCATGTCCATAACAAAATCAGGAATCATATCACCTTCCCACTCGTAGTTAATATTCATGTATTGATCTTTACCCTTCTTAATACCTACGGATGCGTAATTGTAACCATTCTTACTTTTATATAAACTTACATTCATTATTTCCCCAGAATTAAATGCTAGGGCATATTTTGTATCTACCATACTTTTGTCCTCCATATATAAGATAGTTGATTTCTTAGATCTTCTAATGTACCATCATTAGTGATACAAACTCTATTATCATGCGACATAAAAGATGGTAGAGCATTTTCAGATATGTGTTCTTGATTATTAACAAAAGTACGGTCTTCCCTTTCAATATGGATATGTAGACCATTTGCTTCATCTAAAACCCAATCTATTTCATTAGCAAATCTTCCATCAGTTATAATTGTATTAGCTGCGTCACTACCAAAAAGAGCATTACTTTTTATAACATTAACCCAACAGTCTGGGTTAATTTTTCTAAATACATCTGTACCAATAAACTGCAAAAGCTCCCTAGGTGTCCAAAATCTTTCTTGTTCTAGGTGGATAGCTGAATGTATTTTAAGCCCCTCAATAGGCTGTTCCTTAGCATCACCATATAGCTGTTCCTGGGTTAATAAAAAACACTTACCTAATATATTTTTAAGAAAATCTGCATAAGCCACAACTCTAACAGTTTTTTTATTTTCATAAAACATATCTCTTAATATACATGCTACTGTATCCTTACCTGACCTTGCCTTACCACTTAATACTATTATCATATCTAGCCTTCCCATTTAGTTATTAAATCACTATGTAATACTGCCAAATAAATACTTTGATACTCCTCAAACAATGTGTCGTTTTTAGAAAACAATGTAGATATATCCACAGTTACAGCAGCATTTGATTCTATGAAGTCTGTAAATGTTTTTATTTTAGCCTCTAAAGTTCGAAGTAGATGAAGTGCTTCGAACACACTAAGTTCTACATTACTAACACTAATATATGTTTCTTTATTTAAATTGTCTATTAATATATCATGACTACGAATTTTACTTAACAACTCAAATTTATAAGATACTGCATTAGTATACAAATCAGGAGTTCTACTTGTGTCAAAACTACTTATGTACTTGATATATCTATTTATAGTTTTTAGTTTGTCATCTAAGTAGCGCTTCCTTAAAAGTATTTCACGTAGTATCATATTTAAATTATCTCTACTTCTGTAGCTTGAATACCTTTTTCAGTATCTTTTAAAACAAAAGATATGGCTTGTTTAGCCTTTAAAGTTTTATAACCTTCCATATTAATTACGGAGTAGTGTAGAAAAAATTCTTGTTCTTTCTTATCACCATCAACAACAGCAAAACCATAACCACGGTCATTACTGAACCATTTAACAAAACCAGTAACTCTCTCACTCATAATAAAACTCCTAACTAAAAATAATAATTATAGATTAAATAAAATATGTAATCCTCTGTTAATAACGCATGGTTAGATTAATTAAGCTAAATTCCATACAGCAACTTCTGCTGCTCTACGTCTAGTAAGCCCATTTAAAACTTTACCCTTTGATTTATTCCAACGTTTAAATTGTGCTGGAACTGACTTATAATCACCGTTGTTGAGATAGCGTAATAATGTAGACTTCTTAAAGGCACCTAAACCAATATTAAATACTAGACTTATTAAGGCACACAACTGGTTATTACTAATAGGTACCGTGACTAAAGACTGCACACCCATGGTGAATCTTCTCAAGTCATCGTTTAACAAAACAACTGCTTCGTCCATGGTGATACCTTTAGGGTAAATAGCATAAGCTAAAGCTTTGTTCTCTTTACCTTTAATTTGTCTACCATAAGCATCCAAAACAACATGACCCCAACCTATAGTCCAGTACCCAGCCGGGCATAAATATGGATCTAGATTAACCGTTGATGGATCTCCATCTAGTATACCCTCGAAAGCTTTTATAAGATTAACCGCATTAGTTAGATCCATAATTTAGTCACTCTTATTTTTTGAAGATTTAACTTCCTTAGTTGAAGTTTGTTCGGCTTTTAGTGCCTTTATAATAGATTCTTTTTTAGCAAGTTCTTTATTAACCTTATCTAGCTCTGCTTGTATAGCCTCAAACTCAGAAGCAACTTCATCTTCTGTATAAACAGTAGCTTCTTTAGAAGCCTTTATTTGTTTTTGTATATCTCTAGGTGATTTAATAACTGGTCTTACACGTGTATCTGAATTATCTTTATTATATTCCATATCTTTTCTCCTTAAATGATTTTATCAACCAGACCATACTTAACTGCTTCTTCCGCTGTCAAATAAAAGTCTCGCTGCATATCTTTTTTAATTTTGGCCAACGATTGACCGGTCATAGCTACGTACTGCTTAGCCATCTTATCATGAAGTTTTTTTAATTTTTCCACTTCATTAAATATATCCCCTGCCTTTCCTTGAGTACCACCTGAAAATTCATGAATCATAATTTCTGTATTAGTTAACACGGAGCGTTTACCCTTAGCACCAGCGGCTAGTATAAAACTACCGGCAGAACAATTCTGACCAATACCTACTGTACATACATCCGGCTTGATATAATTCATTACATCGAATATAGCATACATAGATGTTATGGCGCCGCCTGGACTATTGACATACATATGAATGTCCTTGGCATCGTCTTGTGAACTAAGATACAATAACTGTGCTACTGTATTATTAGCCATCTCATCATTAAAAACACCTTGTATGTATACTATTCTATCCTTCAATAATCTACTAAAAATTTCGTAACTTCTTTCTTCTTTTGGGTTGTCGCCTTCAATAACATAAGATAAATTCATAATTGTCTCCTTTAAAAGATATTAAAATACTACCAAACTCGTAATTACTATATTATAACACATAATTAAAAATATGCAACCCTTATTAAAGTTTTCTTTCAAATACTATGCGTCTTATACCAAACCAACTTTGTGGTGCATAATAACCAGTTATTCTACATATCATGTATTGATATTCATTTTCATTATCAAATGTAAATATATTCGGAGATGACATATTATATGGTATATGTTCTGGTACAGTTATAGTGGTGATGTATGTTGTACTACTCATGTCATTGCCATCAACATTAACAAAAGCAGTATATGAATTTGAACCATATATCTCTAGAGTTTTAATACCATTACTAGTTGTACCACCACTATTATGTGAGTTTTCAATATATATTCTATTAGGTATAAAGGGTTCAGCATAGGCCATATTAAACTTTTGAGGTAGAGTTAGAGCACCAGAACCAGCAATGAAACAATTACCTTCTAAAGCACCTAAAAGATTTTTAGATGGGTCTGCCGCATAATGAGCTGCGTAATTTGAGCTGAAAACTGTAGAAGATACTACACTAGCAAGATCAAATGAAGCTGGATACACAGGAATACAATTATACGGTTTTACATTTCTAAAAGAGTGATCTACGGGTAAATTAGCTGTTAAGTCATGTTCCCATGCCAGATAACCTTCCATAACTACCCTATCATATGCCGTGGCTGACGATGGTAATATTACTAATTCTTTTATAATACCCTTCATATTAAACTGAGGATAAGCAGCATCGTAGTAGAATAAATCCATAAAATTCCAGCTTTGTAACTCAACACCCTCTAAACATAATATAGAAAACTTATTATATAGTGCTGTATATACCTGTACCCTATCCGTCCATGGGGAATAAATACCATCATTGGTAATTATTGGATTACCAAAATTAGCACTAGTTTCTACAGCTCTATTATACTCCCCAGCCACACCATACCATGCCTGACTGCCTGACCCAAACACAACAAATATATCATCCAGACTTTTTAACACAATGTAAATATTCTGTAGTGATTGTTTTGGCCCAGTTATACGCAAAGTCTGTGTGATACCATCAAAAAGTATACCGTCTATAGTAAGAGATGGTTGTCTAGAAGGTGTAAGCTGTATAGCATCTCTATTGTTGCTTGATTTATCTCTCCAAGCAGCTACCCCATCCACAGATTCCTCAACAGTCGCTAGTTCATTAACTGTAAACCAGTTATCAGTATACACCAAATCAGGTGTCCAAAATTCCGGTACTGGTGGCGGTGGAGGTGGTAAAACAACTGGTGGTAATGTACCTGCTGCTGGTACCCTATCATATATTATAGCATTAAACCCTTCTTTAAAAGCAACAACTGTATAATAAGATTTACCTATTTCTAAAGTATTAAATCTAAAATAACCATTTTCATCCGACTTAGTTATATCAATTAATAAGCCATCTACATTATAATATAGTCTAACTTTTACATTTGGCCATACAGTACCACTAACAGTCACAGTTCCTTCGATATAACCATCTACATTAGTTGTTAAATCACCATTGTTATATGTTGTAGAAGTTCTCTTAATAATATCAGTGCGATCTATAAAAATAACATCAGGTGTAGCACATATAAATGTATTTTGAGCTGAGCTAGCTAGAATAGATTTTAAAGACCTTTTCCAAACATTATATGCAGCTATGAAATCAGGTACTATATTTTTTGTTATATGAAATTTTTGTTCTTTGTAAGCCCATAACATATAAGGGTCAATACGTGTATATGTATCTACTACCTCCTGAAGCTTAAAAAAAGTAATCTTTCGTAAACCTACATAACTTACACTACCATAAGAGTCTGTAATTATTACTACGTAATATCTAAAACTTCCTGCCCCTACTACATCAAAATATTGTAGCACCTCCTGTGTAGCGTTAGCTGTATGTTCTAAAGCAAGATAACTACCTAATAAGGTCAAATCTGTTACGTCACTACCTGTAGTGTTATTAAAGGCTGTTGCTGAATTTGTACCATATAAATTAAAGTTTTTAACACCTGCGTTTGTTGCTGAACCATTGGTGTGGTAATTTACAAAAGATATTCTATCAATAACATATTCCACGCCTAAGTCTGTATTCAGTTTCTGAGGAAAAGTTGCCGTTGAAGACAACCAGCACATATTTGCAGAAGCATTAATTATCTGCAAACTTGGATCAATAGCAAACCACGGGTAATAACTACTGGAATAATATGACGTAGCCTTTACAGAGTTTGTATCAAAGACTAAGGGATATTTTGGTACAAATATAGCCATATTATTATGTCCAAGTTGGCGATATCTCTAACATAAGTTGTCCGAAGTTAGTAGTTGCAGGACACACAGTAAACGCCATAAAAGTACGTCCAGCTAACTCACCATTCCCCTCAAATATATCACCATTATTCAAAGGCACACTGTGTAAAGGATTCCATATACCATACATCCTTCCACGTAATACGGCCTGTGCAGCAACACCTATACCGTCTCCTACTGTGACTGGGCACATATATAAACCCCCATCAACAGGGTTGGGATAAGGCATTCCTGTACCAGTAAAACCCATACCACTTTGGGCGGCTTTAGAGTAATCACCCATTTTACCTTGAGGTACTGAAGAACCTACTTGCGTATAGTTTCTTGCAGAGTACATATAAAATAATGAGGTACTTAATATTGAGTTTAGATTAGATACTAAATATGGGAAATATTGATATTGGTATGAACCATTGTTACTATTAGCTGAAAGGAAAGTATTATATTGATCACCTGCTTTATATGAGTAGTAATCACCAAATCCCATAAAAGAATAAGCTCCATAATCAGTGCCTGTAGTGTATCTAACCCACATATATATGGTTTTATCATCTGCTACAATAACCCAATCTCTGAAATTGATAGCATCCGTAGTATTGGCTTTCTGCCAGTATAAACCACCATTCATTTGTGCAGTTGTTGGAAAAGGTCCTGTTCCGGTACTTACAGCTGACATAGCTTCATAACCAATGCACCTTGCTGATCCAGTGTAAGTATCATTAATGTGTAGGTAGTGTTGATTACCACCACCTTGCCTATATGCAGCTAAGTTAGTACCTGAATAAGCTTTAGTCCACCCAGCACCAGCTGATTTTATTGTAATAGTTCCAGTAGCAGGTGAGGTAGATATACCTGAAGCGGTATAATAGAATGAGAAAGCGTCTATAATAGTTATAATATATTCACCATTATATCCGGCTTCATTGGCCCCGGCAACAGTCTGTCTAGAGTGTGGTTGTAGTCCGTGTGCTTGTCCAGTAGCAGCGGTAACTATACCATTACTATGGGTCATAGTTATAATTGTTTGCTGACCATAACCATCGACTAAACATGCATCTAATACTCCTATAAGATAACCTGCGGCGCCATATAATGTAGGAGCACCGTAATCATTATGTCTATAAATTTTAACATTACTCATTTTACTTCTCCTATATTAAAAATCAAATATTAGAAACTGTTGGTTCTATTAGAAAGAACTTAGTACAGTCTAACACTATATGGTCTAAGTCAATACATAACTTTGTACAGTACTCATGTGTAAAGCTATCAAAACCCTCTTCTGGGGCATTGGAGGTGGCCTCTTCAGTTTCATCCACATCGTAATATTCTACATCTAGACCTTCCAAACTGACTACCCTGGAAACTCTATGATCACAATGTTTACAAAGTGAGTTGTTAAGCATATAAATAGGGTCCATCATTTTGGCTTCTCCTTATGCGCTCTAGAAACTGTTTCTGGCGTTTTATGTGTTAGTATTTTATTTTGCTTACGCATCCTCTTTATCTTACAATTAATAGAATCCTCATCTCTACCTGGCAGCTGATCCATAAGCTCAAAAATAGTACTTGTAGCGTAATTATCTATTAATATTTTTTCTTCTGAAAAAGTCCACATCTTGCTCATATAGTTCCTCTTCTAAGTAATCATTCATGGAAGTACATATCTTTATTTCATTTAATAAGTCTTTCATTATTAATAAAGTCTCTTCCTGTTCGCTTCCTCTAGCTATGGCTATATCTAAACTAGACCCAAGAGTATTAATTGTGGAATCTAAATCATTAATAGATATTTTACGTGACATTGAATTCTCCAAAGTGTGCATTATCTCCTCTAAAATAAGTTAACATATTATATTTATAACTTGTTGTTATCACAAAATAGTTACAGTTTATATAACAAAACTAACCTATATTAAAGCTTAGTTAGTTTAATTACTTCTGATGCCCTGCCAGGTGGGTGTATAGGGGATTGCTGAATATATAATTACCTGTCCAGACGGAGCACTAACTTGTGTACCTGCTGTATTTACAAAAACCATATTCAGTACTTGAAAGTAGTCAGTACTTTTTGATAACATCATTTTGGTATAATCTGGGATGGCCATAGGATTAGTAAATTCAAACGTGGGAGTTGTTGTTATGTAAACCTTTGTTCCATCTATTGTAGTTGGATTCTCAGTACACCAACTTAGACCAAAAGTCGTAGAAGATACTGTTATGAAGAAGTCTTGTATGAATGCTACAGTCTGTAGATTATTCTGGTCCACACCTTTAACTATTACCTTGTAATATCCAGGTTCTAAATTATCATATCTTAAATTATTATAATCAGTAGGTTTACTACCTAATAAAGTTAATGTGGTATTACCACAAGAATCACCTAGAGTTACTTTATGCATTTCTACAAAAAAGGAACTATAGGTGACTATGGTATCTTTCCAAAATACAAATAAAGTTTTAGCCTCAAAATTATAATCCCCGTATACATCAACACTTAATGTTTCAGAGTATACGGGTTTTACTAATGAAAGCAAAAACACCACCATTATAAGTAGTTTGCGTATCACCAATTTATTCCTTCAAGTGAATACCAGATGGAAGAGGTGGTAATGTTTTTGCGTAAGAGAAAGGGACGGCTGTAGAACTTCCCCACATATTTGTGTAAGTTACGGCAACAACGTTGTTACCATTAACGGAAGAGGCTATATCGAATACGCAAATACTTTTGGTGTCATCTTCTTGTGCGATAGGTGCTACATCCACAGCTGATCCACTATTCAATGTAAATTTACATGTAGTTACGACATCAGACGGGAATTCTCCAGTTACAGCAAATGGAGCAGCTACAACAGGAGAGGCAAAGCATACTACAAACAACATAGCTATACAACTAAGTAGTTTTTTCATATTTTTCCTCATTAATAAAATTAATAAAATGTTACCTGAATGTGATAAAAACTAACTTACCACACTTATAGTAAGTAAGTTAGTTTATTTTAATATAACCTAAAAAGTCTTGTCCTGTAGTTTTTCGGCTAACTCTAGTAAAGCACTTCTATAAGAATATTTTAAATTAACATATGCCAATGATGGGTGAGGTAAGGCTCTAAGTAACTTGAGTAAACCACTATTGGAAGGCTTAACACTATAACTCTGGATTAAGTCTCCAGTCATAATTATCTTTGACTCCTCCGTGGCCCTACTTAAACAAGCTGATACTAAGTCTATTGTACATAGCTGGACCTCATCAAGTAATAAATAGTCATCCATTAAACTCAAACCTTGTATACTATTTATGTCTATAAGTTCAAAAAACTTATTAAACAATTCTGTCTTTACAAAGTCAAATGATTTACCCTCTTTAGATTGCCCTTTAGTGTTACCATAAAGATAATATAACGAACTAAGGAAACCCATTGCCCAAGAAAACAATTTATCATCAGTTGTTCCAGGAAGGAACCCAATGTTATACCTATGGTCTATCCCTATAGGAGGCCTACTTATAAATGTCTTTTTATTGTTTGTAGCTAAAGCATAAGCTGAACTAATTAAACTTTTACCTGAACCCCATTTACCTGTTATCAAAACATTATCAGCGTTGGCCAAAGCGTAGAAGGCACATATCTGATAAACATCTTTTGATTTTAATTTAAAGCTTGGACCTTCTATAACTCTATATTTTGGATTGTTGTCAATGCGCTCAAACATAAATGTTTTTGGATTATTTGCATATACTGCTATGTCTTCTCCTAAAGGGTCTTGAACAAACAAAAAGAACCAGCTATGTCTCGTAGCCTTCTTAATATGTTCAATCCAACCAACCAAGTCATCATAACTTTTATCGTAATATTTTTGTAGAAAACAAAAATCTTTTGGTAAATCAGCTTCTTTCATGTAGACATACGGATCAAATATTCCGTTGGCTATATTACCATACATTTTAACTGGTACACCTTTACTTTCAGCTATGATACTCATGGATATATCTTTAGTAGCTAAAGACGCGCCTGTCTGTTTAGCTGCTGAGATAATTAAATCATCATTACTTGATATGTCCTGAGTATTAACTACAAACTCAATAACACCTGGATTGGTCTTTTGGAACTCTTTAATAGAGTTAATAGCTGCCCTGGCAGAGAAAGATAAGTCTGGATTGACTTTATGCTTATCTAATTCTTTTAACACCACTGCTGATAAAACTATACTAGTATACTCTTTATGAAGTTTAAAAAGAATATTAGGGTCATCCAACAGTAAGTTAGTATCTACAAGTATTTTCGACATTGAGCCTCCAAAATAGAAAGGCGCCAATACTTAATTAAAAGTACTAGCGCCCGTTAGTAGTAGTGCCTGGAATGTTACTAAAAAACCAAATATAAATCCAAGCGATTAAAAAAACAATTAAACTGGATGTCACGATGACATAAAGTTTTCTTACTAAATTGTATATGTAGGTTACTCTTGGTACTTGAAAATTAGAATAGATTTGTATAAACAACTCATACAGACGCTGTTCCATTAACTGTAAGTCATGTATTACTACTATACCAAACATTATAAGTGATAGTAAAATAAAAGATACAAATATTCCTATAGGAAAGTACATACCGTTTGCTTGAAATTGCTCGCGGGCTGGATAAACTTTGCCAAGAAGCGTTAATATAAATACAGAAGAAGACAACCACCAGGCTAATCCTGAACTCCAAGTAAGAGTAATTAAAGAGAAACTATTACTAATTACTATTTTAGATACTTCAATATCTGTAGGAGTCATTAATGCTTAACTTTTTTTGTGGCGTCAGTTTTAATACTAGGTACTTCGTAAGACTTTACTTCTTGATTATTAGATTGTGCTTCACTATTAATATCCTTATTATTTTTCCTTATTAATGAGGAATTACTTAATAATAAATTTGTTAAGCTATTCATCTGGTTTTTTACATCAATGTTTAGGTCTTTTACTGATGTAGATAGATCACTAAAATCTGATTTCATTTCTGATAATATTTCGTCATGTCCTGCTTCTTTTAAAGCAAACTTTTCGAATGTCTTGTTTTGTAGAGTTTGTAACACATTAATTCTTGAGTCCATGTGAAAATACAAACCTGTCATTGTTGCCATGTAGATTATTATAATGTACACGGCAAACTTTTCTATTTTTAGTGCTAAGCTTGTCATGATGTTTGTATCTCCAAAATTAAGTAAAATTATAAGTGGTACTCACAATATACTTCCCTCACACTTATTACAGGTTACTTTAATTGAGATATTACTACTATATGTACTATATACTACAGTTGTGCATTGTTTTGCACAATATTGTGCGTTATCAGTTAGTTGATAGTAAACTGTTTTTATATAAATTTTTAATTAATCTAACTTCCTCAATAAAACCATCTATATTCTCTGAATTTGCAATGATAGCACCAGCCGCTAGTTCGAATAGGGTGCTTTGTTTGGAAGTTAACAATTCAAGTTCTGATCTTTTCTGTGCTATAATCTGTTGTTCCCAATTATCTAAAACTAGATCTACAAAAGCTTCCTTATTAGGCATAGCTGAAATTAATTCCCTAAACATTACTAACGTAATAGTTTCAATAAAGTCGTTAGTGATTTGTCTGGGTTTGTTGGTTAGTTTAGATAATTCGTACATAATTTTAGCGCTGTTTTCATCCATTGTAATTCTCCTATTAGTTTTTGTTAGTTGGATCTAAAATACTTAAACGTCTGTTAGTTAGATCGTAAGATAGGTCATCAGCGAAAGATACATCATCTATTATGATAAAATCAATTGTTTTACCTCTAAGACTAGAGGATCTAAGATTAGACTCAACTACATCAATGTTTGTGTAGTTATTTTTATTACTATTTCGTCTAAAACATTTCAAACCCATAATTACTCCTTACTAGTTATTGTACTACTTGGCTGTTTCAATAAAACTAATTATACATCATTAGTACCTACTTGTCAATGTTTATGTACTATATTTATTACTACTATAGAAGGTTACTAAGAAGAGATGTTTTATAAGTTGTTAACTACATTAACATATAATAACTAATATAACATGTATTTGTTGTTATGTAGTTGTTGTACTACATAACTTGATAGAGAGAGTGCAGTGAGTACTTATGCCCCCCCATGTACGAAGATTAAAAAATAATACATCGCACAAGAGGGGCAGAAGAAACTTGATTAACTTGACGTCGATCGTTTGTTTCGTTTAAGGGGAATAACGTGCCCAGGTCTACCTTTACCACGCAGAGACTAGTCCTATCACCAAGTCTCTTACCCCTTATTCTGGATGTTTCCATCTAGGACGGCTGGATGCAATTTACGCACCCTGTCAGGGTTTCCCTATTAATTTCATAGCCGGGCGACGCTATACCTGCAAAGCAATTTATTTATTGTTTTAATTAAATAATTCCTAATGCACCCTCAAAGGCTTTACAAAATCAGAGGGATTTAAATATTAAGATAAGTATGTATATAACAGCGTAACAAAAAAATTCTATAAAGTCAATACTTATTTTATTAACTCTTCTCTAGAACCTAAACTATCAATCGCATAATGGCAATCTATAAAGGTTGCATTTATATTTCCAGCGTTGGCGTCTGTGCGTGCTAATTTTATTTGTATCATAGAGGATAAACCTTTACCTGTAGTTGATATATCCCCAAGACGTGATATTTGGTTTAATGTACCAGAGGTATAAGTAAAAGAATTAACACCTGCAGTGGCAGTATTAACTACTATATTAGATGACCATGTAGTTACTTTAGGTTGGCCTTGTCCCTGAACACGGTATTTAAAGGTAAATGTTCTCGCTACTGCAGAAGGTTGCTCCCAATGGATATGTAGTTTTAGTGGTGTATCTAATACAGCTCTATGGCGTAGTTGCAATGTGATATCTACTATATCACCTAAAGTAGTTATAGACCCATCTGGCTGAAGCACTACACACTGCTCATCAAAATCATAATCAGCTTTTCCTGCTACTGAGTATAGGTTAGCCCCTGTTATAGGTCCTTGTAGATCATCATACGCTGTAGCGGAGCCTTCTAGTTTCATTGAACCATCTGGTTCTATTGTGAGTCTATCAACACCATTTCCTATATGTAGTGGGTTAGTTAAAGCTGTTACATCTATGTTTGTCATATCTATGCTCCAATTGTAAGATTATCACCATTAGATACTAAGAAACTTCCATCACCGTCTACTAGATAAATTGTGTTTATTATTATCTTTAGGTATTCTATGATGTGAGCAGCGTGCTCACCAGTTTGCGCTTCTGAATAAACTAATACACCACGGCTTCCTGCAAAGAATGTGGGGCCGCTACCAAAGTTTTTTAAAGTTAATCCCGTAATTACTTTTGGTACACCTGTTGATGTGTATAAGGTATGATCTACATCATTAACCCACCCTGAATAAGTTCTATAATCATCAGAGTCCGGTAATGTGTAGGTGTCTGTATCACCTATATAGTTTGTGGAAGAACCACTAACGTGTATTATGTCGTAGCCCCCAATAACACCTATTAGGGGTTTGTTTAACCCAACTATTAAGTGTCTATTAGGTAATATATGATGTCGTTTTAATAGTCCGAATTGAAGCATGATTAAGCCAAATGAAATTTGCCGGAACTGGCTGGTTCATTGAGAGTTATTGTGTCTGCGCCATCAACTGTGAAGCTGTCTCCTTCTACTAAAGCTACTACTGTCTCTGTACCATCTTCCCAATTTAATGTTATATTACCATCTATAGCACAATATATTAAGTTTGCTTCAAAACTACCAGAGGTTAAATTAATGAACCCCTTCCTTAAGGGCATTGCTTGTACAACATTATTTTTACCAGTATAAGATAGTGTCTCCATCTTCTCTCCTATATGTATTTAGACTTTTATAGAATAAAAGGCACTCTTTAGAAGCAGTGCCTTAATATAGTTACTTAATTAAATCATTTTTTTTTTATTCTTGACTTATGGACCTATCTAGTCTCACCTTAGCCGTTGCGTTAACTATTTCAACAACTTTCCAGGCTACAACCAGCTTATCACTATCCAACATAGGTGTAGAATCAATTTGCTGCATCAAACTAGCCTTTACAAGAACAATCAAATCATTAAATGATTGCAGAGTAAGTGGGTCTAGATCCAGTTTTGCAACCTCGGCGCCCAAGATGGAATCTAAATTAGCCAAGTCTACTATATCCATAGTACTACCTTCTTTCAATGCTAATAGCACGTTAGTGACTTGGAACGACGGTACAATCAACTTAGGATTAGCGGCCATAGTAGCCCCAACAGATAACTGAATCAAAGCTGACTCTACGGGGTCTACTTTACCGTCACCAATTGTAGATGTTCCATCAGTGGCGCAACCTTGCAACACCAAAAACACACTTAATACCAAACCTAATACTAATTGCTTTATCTTCATTCTGTTCTCCTTTACTTAATTATAATTAGACTGATTGAGGTTTATTCCTCAGGATAGTACTTCTTATTCAGCCTAACTAGTTGCCTTTCGGCTTCTTCACGCATATCATATTCCTTTGTAACAGCGGTCTCTTCTTTATCATTTACGACCACTCTATATTTATAATTCTTAGGATTCAACGAAACTCTAAACCACGGTTGTTTTAAATCAGGTATTTTAACTTTCATACGCCGCCCACTGTGCCAGGTTTATACATACGCTCTCCTCTCTTATTAATTATTTAACTTCTTTACTCCTTTTATATATCTCAGTTAGTTAATTTGTACGGCAAGTTTTGGGCTTTTCGACGCACACATATCTCCCCTCTCCACACGACCACTAGTAGCCCAACACGCGGCTAGAGGCGAAATAAGGTACCATCACGACCAGTACCACTAATAGCATAGTAGTAGATACTCATAGTACAAATAAACAGATAGGGGAGGATTTAGGGGATGCTATGGTACTCTATTATTACTACTACTATTCTACTATAATTATTGTACTACATGGCTGATTCAATAAAATCTATTTAGGAAGCGCTAATAGTACCTTGAACCTTAACGACGTCTGATTCAATAAAAAAAGATTGATCTAATATAATAGTAGTAATATACATAGTAGTATAGTTATAGTACTATTATCTATAAAGGAAAGAGGACATACATCCATAACTGATACTATTTTAGTATTAAGGTGCAATTATGGTACTTTAGGCTGTTACAAAGACTACTGTATTACTATGGTACTGGTACAAAGACTACTTTATACCACTAGTACTATATTATTACTACCTATGGTGGTTGTCTGTACCTCAACGTGGCCCGGACGGAGGGTGGTGGTCGAACATGTAAAAAGAGCAAAAATTTATATTTAGGGGCACCCTTATAGTGGTACATCGTTATTAGGGATATTCTTATTTTTATAGGGGCACTCTTTGTTCGGAGGCCTTTATAGTGGTACTCTTTTGGTGAGTAGATTTGAAGCAATCTTCTCAATTTTAACTAAAGCTTCTTAAAAATTTACATTTCCGGGGGTTAACTACCCCCTCCCCCCTCTTAAAGGAGACATATCATGTCAGAAATCATCTTAGTTCAAGTTGCCAAGTCAGTTTTCAAATCTTCTAACGGTTTCACCTTTGATTTCAGCTCTCCAGGTCATTTGGCGTACTTAAAGACCCCAAAAGGGTCTTATATGATCAACAGAGACTGTTTGGATGCTGATTTACGTGGAACTTCCACCTGCCGACGATATATTGGCACCGTACCTGGTGATAAACACGAGTACGGTAACCGTTGGGACGTGTGTCTGTCCGTTATGAAACGCACAGCAGTGCTAACATGGTCCAAGAGTGTTAGATAATACTTAGCTGTACCAGCTTTTATAGTGGTACAGCTTTTTTGAAGGAGCAAGGCCCATTTCGGGCAACGCTCTAAAACTCCAATTAGGAGCTTGTTATGAAGATTGAAATCACCCAGGACGACCGTGGTTTTGACGTTGTCACTATAGACGGCGTAGTAGCCTCAACTGACGTTGCGGCCATCATATTAGATGCTGTTGATTGCATCGAGACTTGCCAGTACAATGAGGCTAACGCCTCTTGGGGGCCAGAAGACGGTGGTAGCTGCCCATGTGGTGGTGTTACTTGCGATGGGACCTGTGAGCCACCGTTCTAATAAAAATCAGGGCCAGCTTCCATAGTGGTCCTGTTTTTTTGAAGGAGCTAGCATATCGCTGGCTCTAAATCCCCATCGTGCCTAAAGGCACAAAGGAGTCTGTCATGGCTAAAGTAAAACACGTTGTTAAACTCCGTGGCGTTGTTTCTACCTCTAACGGTATGGTTGTTGCCAAAACCCATCAGGCAAACGAGGTAGAGGAGTTCCACGGTGACACCCCTGAAGGGGTTACCCCTTTCGTAGCCAGCTACTTTAAGTTTGCTGGTTACAAAGATGAGAGAACTGGCGAGTACTGCGCCATGTTCTTGACTACACCCAAGGGCAGGTATGAACTTAAGTTCAATGCTGGCGCTGGTGTATGGCAATGTACTGCTAATGGCCGCAAGCTTCTTGTGACCATTAAGAAGGTGGTGGGTGAACTCCGCTACTGGGCGTAACCCTGAAACTGTACCAGCTTTCATAGTGGTACAGTTTTTTTGAGGGAGCTGGCATATCGCTGGCTCTATAATCCAACGCCTTCGGGCAAAGGAGTTTGTTATGATTACTGTTAAACTTACCGGCCACCTCTACGTTGGTAGTGCAATTGAGTCCTCTTCTGATTGTGGCACTTGTGACGGCGCACGTTGCGAGGGATGTCACAAGCGTTGGGTATTCGAGGGCACCACCTACTACAGCTACGAGTCTGCCCTAGAAGCAGAGGCTAACAGCCTGTCTGCTTGGCAGTCACTGGTTCCTGGTGAGGAGCATCCCTCCAATCCTGAGTTCACCCTTAACGCTGATGGAGAGCTTGCAGCTCTTTGTTGGAGTTGGGAGAAGGGTGACCATCTGGTGGTATGTAACCCAGATGCAGCAGCATACGACGCATTGTATGCTAAGGCGCTCAAGGCTACCGAGTTGTGGGTATCCTGCCCTTGTGTTGACAAAGCAGACCATTGCTATGCCAACGACTGCAGCATCATGGGATGCAATGATTCCAGATGCAGATACGAGGTTGATTGTAAACAGCGCAAGGAGCGCAAGTGGTACATGTAGTACCGAGACAGGGCCAGCTTGTATAGTGGTCCTGTTTTTTTGAAGGAGTTGACATATCGTCAGCTCTAAAACCCAACGCTGCATAGCAGCAAAGGAGATTCACATGAATACTTTAAACATCCACGCTGGCTGGCTCAAGAGACTCAATGCATTGTCTGGTATGTCTTATGTTACCATCGACGCTGCAGGTGCAAGAGACTATGCCAAGCGAGCCTCAGCTGACGGCTATAAGCTTGTGCTAGTTAATGACACCTTAGGTGTCTACGGCTACGAGCACCCTGAGGGCTTTAGCTGGTTGTTCTACAAGATTATCAACTCCGACCGCATGGTGGCTTGTCATGCTGGTGGCAGCAAAGACGGCTTGCGGGCTAACATTGCTGAGGAGCTGGGATCATTGTGGTATCTTAAGTGCAACAGCACTCCAGCACCACGTGACCCGTTCGTAACGACCTACCATCCTGTCGCTGGATGGAAAGCAGTCCTTATGACTTGGGATGCTGATTGTAACACGTACACCCCTGAGCAGACGGGATACTTCGGTCACAAAGACGAAGCGGGTGCTATTAAGGAGGCCAAGGACTGGGCCAAGTGCGAGGAGATTGAGTACCGGGCTAGAGCGTAGCCCACTGCTGTACCATTGCCTTCGGGTAGTGGTACAGCTTTTTTGAAGGAGTTAGCATATCGCTAGCTCTACAACCCAACGCTGCACAGCAGCAAAGGAGTACGTTATGGCTATTAAAAGAGTTGTTACCCGTATCTGTCAATGTTGTGGTGAAAGAAAAGCTATCCCTGAGGGAGCTAACTATTGCACCAGTTGTTCTAGTCCATCCGCGTTTGCATCCGTGATGGATACTAGAAACAGTGGCGCATCTTTCGCAATTAAATCTATAACAAAAGGAGGTCGTCATGATTAAGGCCTATTTACTTTTAGCTACTTTCTTTCTAGCCCCGTTCATCTGGTTTATATTTGACCTGTTGAGTATGGTGCCTAAGTGAGTAACTTAAACGTTGGACCGCTGCCCTTTGGTAGTGGTCCAGCTTTTTTGAATGAGCACCGCCTATCTTGGGCAACGCTCTCAACTCCATATGGAGGTTTCACATGCCTTATTCAATATTCGATGTTATGCAAGCAGCCCGCAAAGCACGCCCTGAAGTCAAATGGGAATATGCTAAGCTCAATGACGCCATCTCAGAGATGATGCCCGTTGAGTACGATGGTCTTTGGTCACCTGGTAGGCTTTGTGCCCATTACAGTGTTGACACTGACTCAGTACTCAAGGTAGACAACTACTGCGTGGATATCAACAACCGCTTCCCGTCTAAGGAAGAAGCTCAGGCTTACATCGACGCCCTTGTATTCTAACCACATACTGTACCGCTGCCATTTGGTAGTGGTACAGTATTTTTGATGAGGCTGACATATCGTTGGCCTTCAAACCATTGCGCTTAATGCGCTAAGGAGATTGATATGGAAATTTCTAAACTGAAGGTAATGCGTTCAGCTGCTGGTTATTACATTGGTAGAAGTTGTACTAATGATGACATGCCTGGCTTTGAAGAGCCTTACTCACGGGAGAGTGGTTACTATCCCAACGAGGCAGCAGCTACGGCTGACCTGCATACCTTTGACGTCCGTGATTGTGCTGAGAATGAGTATGCATATGAAACTGGCGCCATTAAACGTCCTTACAGGCCTTAGGAGGTGTACCATGCAGAGTGACACTGTTACGTATACCAGAGCACATGTGGAGTTGTTAGTGAAACTTGCCTTCGTAAGGGGGCAAGAATTCGCTACAGCAAATATGCTTAAAGATGCTACCGAACGCGTAGCTTTAGCCATAGGAGCTAAGTATGAGCACGTACAACCAGAAGCAGCTGAGGATAGTGCAGTTGTTGAAAGAAAAACAGGATGTACTGCAAGCGCCTGTGCCTGAAGGTGTTGATGAATACACGGCTGCCTGTGATGAGGAAGCCACGTTGTATTACATTGACAAAGAGATAATGGAACTTAGGCGTAGTACAAGCGCCTAAGTATTTATAACAGCAACAACCCTGGGGGTAGTACAATCTCCTGGGGTTGTTGTCTAATGTAACCGGTAATACAATGAAGGTACCATTCTTGTGGTACAGGTTTTTTGAGATAATCTCATCTCACCAAAGCAATCATAAGCAAAGGAGAATTAACATGGCTAAGTCAGTTAAGAAACAATCACCGTCAAGAGAGCGCCTTATCAAAGTCCTGGACCGTAAGGCAGTAGATGCCCTGGATTTGAAGGAGGCCATAGAGAACGGTATATACTCGAAGAGCGTAAGAGTTGTTGAGCCTAAGCTCTGGGAAGAGCGCTACTATTAATATTCACCCTGTGCCAGCTTTCATAGTGGTACAGGTTTTTTGAGGCAATTCCGTCTCACCAACGCCAATTATGGCAAAGGAGTTATTATGAAGAATTTAACCTTTAAGCAGCTTATTATCCTCTATGTAACGTGTACACTTCTCTTAGGCGCGGCGTGCGGTATAGCCGTTTTCAAACTCTATTTCCGCGAAGTCACTTTCATATCTGTGACCTGTAAGAATCCAGAGTTGAGTTATACTGAACGTTTAGACGTTGAGGGAGATTTCAAGTGTAATTGGTCATCATTAGACTTGAATAACCATTACGTATTATCCATTGGAGATAAGTAATATGACTGACCCTATGGATATATGTATATGGCCTGATTGTACTTGGTGTCATGAGGAAGACATCGAGGAGTACCAATGGAAGTCAGATGATTTCAGAGTGGCTACTATTAGTGGTACCATGTCTGATGATAGAATTGAAGACCTGGTTACTCAGGGATTACTGTAAGTTCAACGCCAATATTGGCAAAGGAGATCGTCATGATTAAATGGATTGATAAGTCTTTGGATAAGGTTGAGAGAGCAGCAGCTAATGCACGTGCAGCCCTTAGAGAAAAGGAAGACCTTAAGAAGCAGTTAGTTATTGCTACAGCTGCGTTAAAGCATATATACGAAAGGCCTGACTCTGAGTGCCCACCTAAAGAAGCAGCTAAAGATGCCCTTCAACAGATGGGGTTATTATGAAATATGCAGGTATTGGGTCACGCGAGACACCCGCTAACGTCTTGCAAGTAATGTCCGACATAGCTGTATTAATGGCTATTGACGGGCATATCTGTTGTACTGGGGCTGCTCTTGGTGCTGACCAAGCTTTTGCTAACGGCGCCAACAGAGTACACGGGGCTATTGAACTATCTATCCCTTGGAATACGTATGAGTTCGCTTGGTCTTGTACATTGCATAATGTCAAATCAACGGCATATGATGCTAATGTACACAAAGCAGCAGCTGACTCTGTACATAAGTTTCATCCGTATGCAGCTAAACTAAAGCAAGGTGCATTCAAGCTCCACGCACGTAACTATCTTATTATAGATGGTTGTGCTTTGGTTATATGCTGGACTACTGATGGTAAAGCCTCAGGTGGCACAGGACAGGGAATTCGTATTGCAGAGAGCCTTGGTATACCTGTGTACAACTTGGGCAATGCGGAGGTACTACAGGCCTTCGTAGACCGTATAAATGCGCGTCGTCATGAAATCACGGCGTATACTAAACACTCAGCGCCTGAGTAGGCAAGGAGGTTGTATGGATTTGTTAAGCGCTATAATGTGGCTAACGTTGAACATTTATCACGAAGCACGAGGAGAAGACCAAATTGGTCAGATAGCTGTTGCTCATGTTACATTGAATAGAGTACATAACAGAGACCAATCAGTTAAAGAAGTAGTTCTAGCACCATATCAGTTTAGTTGGACTTTAAATGAAAGTTGGACCCCCAAGAATATGGAGGCTCTACTGGAATGTTTAGAAAGTGCAACGGTGGCTATTCAAGGACATGACTTCACTCAAGGTGCTACACATTATCATCGAGCTGATATTCATCCATACTGGGCAGATAAGATGATTTATCTAGGTCAATTTGGTGATCATAAGTTCTACCGCAAGAAAGTACATCTTATAGCTTCAAAGGTTAAGAAGCTTCGTAAAAAGCACTAACACCTGAGCTGTACCGCTAGTTTTTATAGTGGTACAGCTTTTTTGATAATGTTCACATATCGTGGACATACAAAACCAAAGGCTTATGCCAAAGGAGTGTGTTATGAACGCTTATTCTGTAGATGCACGTGGTAACGTTATTGCTGCTACTAAGAACGTAAAAATTAAAGTACGTGAACTTATGATAGCACAAGAAGACCTTATCATTGCAAAGATTTTCGCAGGAAGGCATCTCCCAGACAGTAACCCTGTTGCTGTTACCAAACCTGTTAAGTTCCACAGGTCATCCAAAAAACGTCTCGAAAAGTTCTTCATTGAATATAAGAAACGTTACAACAGTAGTCAGGCACCTTCACAATTCAACGTGAGGATTCTATGTACACAACTGAAGAGTAATCCTAAGTTTAGTTGGTGTCATGATCCGTCTGATGCTATGTTGAAAACTCTCGTTGGTTTCTGTATTAATAACTTCTAATTTAAATTCACAGCCCGGTGTAACAGCCGGGCAATGGAGATCCTCATGTTTGAAAATGAAATCGCAGATGCACAAGGTGTGGTAATGGCTAAGTTACAAGAACTACAAATGGCTTCAGATATACTAGCTATTTGGAAAACTAGACAAGCATTAGCATACAATGCGGCTCAATGCAATGCAGCAGATAAAACAGTACTTCCTGCTAATGCAAAGGCAACCAAAACAATCAGGTTCAAAAAGACTGGTTATACAGTTGCAACTGCTAAACGTAAGAAAGGTTTTCTTATATTTGTACATGCACGAATTTCTACACCACCATCATTTGAAGATGTTCAAAGATTGGTAAAAGATGCAGCAGACTCATATGCTACGTTTAGGTGGTGTAAAGGTTTATCAGATGTTTCTATACTTGGTCTCTATCAATACTGCAAAAGCAACTTTTAATCAATTCACAGCCCGGTGAAATATCCGGGCACAGGAGAACATCATGGCTGATATCATCGTTACTGCTGACACAATTACTACTTTACGTCGTCGCCTTGTAGATAAACTTTGCAAAGACAATTTGTTTGCACTTTCTGTTATTGGTTTTGCTATGCGCAAAGGTAAAATCAAATACATCGACCTTATGACTGAAGACGCAGCTAAACTCTTGACCCAATCCAAATAAACCTCAGCGCCCTCTTCGGAGGGCATAGGGGAAGTACATGAACAACTTATTAAAATTGTACAGAGAGCTGAAACCTGAGAATAATGAAGAAGCCAAACTCGCAGTTGTACTTGCCGCTGCTGAGGTTTCATTTCCCCTTGGTTGTAAAGTGAAAGTAATGGGAACAGGTTATATTGCTGAGGTTGTGAAGTACAACAAAAACCTCGGTGGATTTTATCCTGGTGTACGTTATCCTGTTCTTGTAAAGATTATACGGTCAAAGGATAAGAAGTTCAGGAAAGCAGTTGGAATGATATTCGAGTATACACCTGACCAGCTCAAAAAGATTAAGGTGAAGGCTAATGTCTAGAATCATTCTAATAACCGGTCATTATCCTATTATTGTTAATGGAGAAGACACAGGTAAAACGGAATTCGTTGTATCTCACGGTATTAATGAAGATACTGGAGATGCTATTATACTACCTAATGATCCACCTCATACATTCGAAGGTTCTTACTATAGTCCTGAAATGAATGAGTGGATTCTACCATAAGGAGCTTTATCATGTCATCAGAAGAATTAACATGCTCAGTTTGTGAACGAGCTGGTTGTGAATGTATTTGTGATTTGGTTGTTAATAAAGAAGATTATGATGCCGTTGTACATCTGGCAAAGAAACTTCTTAAAGGCGCCAACATCTGTATGGAAGAACAATCTTTAATCCAGCCTTTCTTCTCTATTGTAAAGGACAATGCTGCTATCATCGGTAAGTTGAATCTATTCGATGAATAACAAGACTCCCTGCCAGGCACTAGCCTGGTGGGGTTTCTTCATCTTTTTTAAAAAACCCTGGAGCTTCGTGAAGAACTCTTGTGGTAGTTCGAACGTGGGGACCCTGCAGCTTCGGGCCGAGTACCGTGCTAGTACCATCGCTGTTTGGGGATGGGGATTAGTGGTACGGGTTTTTTGAGTATAGTCTATGTTTATCCACCAATTTAAAGGAGTTTGCTATGAAACTAGTTCAGCTTGTTGTATTCATTTCTGTGGTTCTTTACGGCCAGTTCGTTTTCGCGGCTATATCTTACGAGAAAATCAGCTGTCTTGTGGGCGATTCAGTTATGTTCTTGACCGTTCCTATGGACAGTAACTGGGACAATTTGCAAATGGAGGATGCGGGCAAAGCAGTATGCGAGTCAATGGCGTTGGTAAGAATAATTCCGGGGCAGGTACTTGATGCAGAGGAGGAGTAAATGGAAGCATGGACGGCGCAGTACCGTTATACTGGACCCTATAGACTGGATGTTACGGTCAAAGGTCAGGACATGACGGGTAAGTTATTCGCACCTACTTGGGATATGGTCATGAATTATAAGGCATCCAAGGGAACGGAAGCGGATAAAAAGATTTACATTGAGCAGTACCATAAGGTAATTCTTAATGTAATCAAAAATCATCGCAAGGAATGGGATGAATTGCTGGCACGCAAGTACGTGGTGATTGTGTGCTTTTGTAAGGCAGGTGAGTTTTGTCATAGACACCTGCTAATGCATTACCTTACACAGTATGGTGCTGTATGCCATGGGGAGATTACTGACTTCTCACGCTGGAGCAAAGAACGTAAGGTGATTAGTGAATTCAAAGGCCAATACGGTTGGGCATCCAACTTCGCGCCGTGTAAGTTCACGCATGAGAACATTGAATATGATTCTACCGAGACATTTTATCAGGCAATGAAGTATGGGCCTAATGATATGTTGAAGATTAAGGTGGATAATAAATTCATTGAAGTCAATGCACGTGAGTATATTTCCAAACTACCGGCGGGTAAAGCCAAACGCATGGGCAAGAAAGCAAAACTGCCTTGGAACTGGGACACCCTGCGAGTGGATGTTATGGAACTTGCGTTGAATTACAAGTATGACCAGCCTTACTACAAAAGTCTGTTGCTTAGAACGGACGATGCCTTGATGATTGAAGGCAATTGGTGGCATGACAATTTTTGGGGAGACTGCTCCTGCCCTAAGTGCGAGCATATCAAAGGTGCAAATACGCTTGGTCAGTTGACTATGCGTAAGCGTGATGCACTACGGAAAGTTTAACATAGTGGTACTGCTCTTTCGGGAGTAGTATCACACTCAATTCTAACGAAGGAGAATTTGTATGAATCATTACAATGAAGTTGCTGGGGTTCTTGAAACAGGTGCTGAATTAGTATCTCCTCATCTGCGTTGGTTAATTCGTAACGCAATTCTGGAGCACTGCGGACCTGCGGCAGTAAATCTGATTGCTTACAATGAGTCAGTCCCTGCTGAACACTACGGCATAGCTCATGCACCAAGCAAATCTCTGGTGTTGAATCTTGAGAAGCATTTCTACAATGCCGTCATCAAGGTTCAGGAAGATGAGAATATGTATGCATCACTGCGTACACTAATTCTCCATGAGCTTTTGGACACTGCCAAGCATGAAGCACATCATCTGCTGGTAGCTTTCGAAGAAGGTAACTTTGAAGATAGCGACCTTGACGAAGAAGGTGCTAAAGTTGCGGGCAAACTTTCATGGCAGGTTGCACGTGATTGGGATGTTAACATAGTCCTATTCGGCACATTCCTTGATACGCTTATTGATGATTTCATTGCTGATGTCAAAGAAGCTACCTTGGAAACACCAACCATGTGGAAAGACCTGCAGGTATACATGCATGAGAATTGTCTGGGGTATTACAATCCAGATAAAGATATGGAACTCTCAATCATGAATACTTTCGAGGCCCTTGCCAAAGATGACAATCCATGGATGACGGAACCTGCTAAGTTCCTTGATACTACTATCTGCGAAACTGAACGCACTCAGGTGCCAACAGTTCCTGCGGTGGACGGTATTGATATACCTGTGGATAATTACGAGTCGCAGATGCCTATTCATCCTCAAGAAGTTACTCCTGCGGGTATGAGTATGTTTGAAGCTTTGGCTCTGGTGCAAAACAGTGGAGCACAGCCTATAATCAGTCAAAGTACTTTCGAAAGATTTATGGCGCAGTCATTAAAGGAGGATGGGTACGTACCACCCTCACTACCTGCTATGGGTGATTCTTATCCAGTGTACGATGGCGGTGATGACTATGACTGGAATGAAGAGCCTGAATTGGCGCCTGTTGCTCCGATAACTCCGGTCATGCAACCTATGACACAAACAGCTCCTGTAGCTCCTGTAGCTCAAGGTGCTGGTGGCCATGGCATGGCTAAGGTTATCGAAACGGTATTCCGTACTATATTCTGGCATGTAGTCAATAAAGGTGAATTCACACATGAGGGTAGTTATAATAACCCTGCGGTTGTGATGCAACCTGTTAGTATTGCACACATTCCGGGTGCTTTGGATATATTCACCAACATGGATACCTTGGACAAGAATGGTAAGTATGCCAAGAATCAGCCGTGTTCCATGGGTATAACTGGTATGTTAACTAAGGAAATGCTTCCTAAGTATACCATGTTCCTGAACATTGCTGGAACCGTTCACCGACGCTCATTGGTTGCACAAAATCCGAATGCAGTTGACGGACAAGGTGCACTCAAAACTTGGGCGAAGGAAGCTCGTCAAGGTACCAAGATTATGTACGTACTTGGTGATGAGAAAAATCCCGGAGTTCGTGCAAGTATTAAGCTCACTGCTGGAAGTCCTCTCGGTCAGGAGGAATACAAGCTGTGGACCTGATACGAACTGGCATTGTATTAAACGCTAGGGAAATCCGAAATGAATTTGGGTACACACATAAGTATCCGAATTCATTTGGGAAAGGCACAAAGGTGTGGATTCACTATGACAATAGTGGAAACATACTTAAGATTGAACCTATGGAGGTTTGTGGGGAGTAGTGGTACTGCTCTGTGATGGTTTGGGTTCTGCTGTTCCCTGCTGTTTCGTTCTCCTTTCCCTGCCCCTTCTTGGGGGTGGGGATGGGGATGGGGATTTTGGGGGATAGTGGTACTGGGTTGATGATGGGCTTGTGGGTGTTCCCTTGCCTTGTTGTACTTTCGTTTTATCATTTTTTAAGGAGATTTATCATGAGTAATGCATCCAAATTCGTAGCTATTGCTGTTGCTGTACGTGCCGCTGGTTCCAAGAATGCCGCTACCGGTCAGTCTCATGGTGGTGTTTACTACCCAGAGCACGTTGTGAATGGCGTCAAGAACACTGCGCGCTTTGAGGCTAATGTGTATATTAACGGTATGAATTACACCGACCCTGAAACCGGCACCGTGAAGGAAGGACGGAATGAAATCGTGCGCATCGTTGCGTGGAATGGCCGTAATGCTAAGCCGGGTTCTGGACTCGCTGACCTGTGTGCAAAGGCTATCACCAAAGGCAAAGAGTTCTCCTGTGAGCTGGACATCCGCACCTTCAAAAAGCGTTTGTTCATTGACGACAAACCTCAGGTTGACCATATGGGTCGTGAGATTCTTGTCAACGGTACCAACTTTGTCATGAAAGGTCTCCCTATCTGGGGAAATGATTCTGACCAAGTTATCCTTGACGAAATTCAGAACTACCGTCAGACCGGTCAGGCTACTTTTGCCGCTCGTCCACCTTTCTGGAATGTTGTTGGTCATGCTGACGCCGCTATCTGGGATGTTATCAAGAAGTCCCGTCGTGCCGCTCAGTATATTCCGGGTAGCACCACTTTCGGTCATGCCCGTGTTGTAGTTCCGAATGGTGCTCAGCTCCTGAATGCTGGTGGTAACGCTGGCAACATGGACCAAGCCGGTCTTATGGCGATGCTTCAAGCATTGATGGCTGGTCAGCAGAAACCGGCTCCTGTTGCAGTACCTGAACCTGTTGCTCCTGTTGTTCAGACTCCTGCTCTTCCTGCCGGTATCGACCCTGCTATGATGGCAGCTCTTCTGGCTCAGTTCGGTGGGGGTGCTACTCCTGCTGTTCAGACTCCTGCTGTTCAGACTCCGCCTGTTACTGCCGCCGCTGGTTCTGTACTCAACGGTCAGATGCCTATCTAATCTCTTCCTTGTGCCGTGCCATCCTTCGGGGTGGTGCGGTACATTTTTTCTTTTTTAAGTGGCTTCGCTAAGAAACAGCAGGTACCCTGGGGGTGTTAGCTTAGGTGGTCGGTTATACTATCATTAGGTCATTGGTTGGAGGATACGCTTTGTCTAGCTTACTGTTTCATTTCTTCGGAATTTTCGGTGGTACGTTTTATTTTTTTCTTTACAGCTGGCCTATGGTTAAAGACGTTACTGGGAAGTTTGGCCTGGAGGAGTTGCCGCTTTTTTGTTCTCTAGACCGGATCGTGATTCATACCTGTGACTTTTTACAGATGGTTACTTTTGGGCAGGGATTATTATGTGGGAAGAATTAGTATCTTTAACTAACCTCCCCACTATTTACTATTGTATAAATTCTGCATTAACTATGTCCATGTCCCATGCTGGGGGTGGGGTGGCTGCTTTATATTGGTCACGTACTTTAACAAAGACTTTAAATAGTTTCTCATTTGTTAAATGCTCATCTTTTAAAACAGTGCATTGGATTTCATTACCATACTTTTGTACGAATTCATATACTTTTTGTCTAGTTATACCTTTGGTAAGTTCTTCAACGGGCGCGGTAACAATAACATCTGGGCTTGATAAAGTTGCTATAACTTCTTCAAACTCTGCAATGATTTTTGCAAGTACTGCTCTGTGTTCTTCTATAGTAATATATTTAGTAGTATCTACTACACAATCATTAGTAGTACTATTATCTACCATTGGTACATCAAGTGGTACCAAATTGTTGGTACATGTACCAACTTTTTTAGTATCAGACTTGGTACATGTACCAACTTTTTGTGCACGCTTGTATGATTGTCTTAATGTATTTGCCTTAACAGTGGCACCATCATTCTTTGCATTGAACTCTTCTGCTACTTGTTTACATGCTTTATTTACGGATAAACCTCCTACTACTAATTTAGTTACTGCGTCTAAAGCGGATTCACCACAGATGTCTACATTAATTTTTACTTTGCAATCGCTCATATGTTTCTCCTTAATTAAAAAATACTTGGTACATGTACCAACTTTTATAGTTAATTGTTGGTACATGTACCAACTTTGTAATGCGTATTATACCACATCTAAACTAAAAGTCAATAGGATAATTTAACCTATAATATAATAGTAGCAGTATGACACGGTGTCATATTAAAAAATTCACGGGGGAATTTATGAAGAGAAAACCATTTATTTCAAGACGCTTCAAAGAGAGGGAACCAAGAGAGGGGTATGCTCAAACACTACAACTGAGTTTAATACCTGCTACGAAACTAAGCATATGCTTCTGGTGTATTATGACTGTCATAAGTGTATTGCTGGCCTATATGTTACAGGATAATCAGGTTGGACTTTACGTGCACATTACTTTGACTTTGGGCGCGGCGGCAATAGCATTAAGGCATTCACTTGAATTATGCCGTCTTAAAGGAGAGCTAAGCGTAATGCTAGATGAGCATCCAGAATACAAATTGGATTAAACAAAAATGATTAACGTTAATAATAGTACTACTATACTAGAACAAAATTAGAATAGTAGTACTATTGTGTTATTAATTCTGCACAAAATGAAGGAAAATCACCTATGCCTGATCCGGCACTATCTCAGCTAATTCATGCTATATTATACATAGTACTATACTTTCCATTGGGTAATGCAGTACAAAGATATTTTGATAGACTACATCCCATATCACTACTCTATTCACCGGTACTACCATTATTACTAGGTAGTAATTTGGCTGATGCTATGGGTATTTATTTTAAATAGGTGGGGACATGTCCCAACTTTCAACTAGGGACACTGTCCCCACCTACAATAAAATTTTTGGGGGTTTATTGAAATGGCGTTATCAACAATATGTCTAGTAGTATCTATACTATTTACTATCCTATGTGGAGCAAGTTTAATAGCAATATCAAAATGGATTGATGATACAAAGTATCGTATAAGATTCATGTGCTATACTATAATATGTGCCGTAGTAGCAGGTGCTAACCTAATACTATATTTCCTACTGGAATGTCTAGAGTATGCTGATAAGGTTATTACCTTACTTCCTTCTTCGTCAGCTATAGTACTATGCTACTGTTAGTGTGGTACTCTTGTGCCATTACTATTGTACTATTCTACTAGTATATTATTACTATTTTCTAAAATTATTGTGAAATTTTTCTTTATGAAAAAAAAGTGTGACTAATTTGCACCCATGATGTGTAATTACACTGTAATAGTAAAAATATAGTAGTAGTAATATAGTAGTAGAATAGTACAATAGTGGTGGTAGAATTCAGTACAATGATGATAGTAGAATAGTACAATAGTGGTGGTAGAATGAGTAGCAAAGTTATGGTAGATTCAGTAGTAAAATTGTGGTAGGATAGTAGTAATATGTGTGTCGTATAAGAGTAGCAAAGTTATGGTAAAAATGCATGAGAAAATCAGTACAAAAAGATTATGTTTTGTATAGGGTAGAATTGTACTTTGTTATGGTATATATTTTACTAGCTCATCTGGAGGGTATTCCTCGCCCGCGCCAATAAATATAAGGATAACGTTATGAGTACTGCTACTGAAGAACTGCAAGAAGTATTATGTGTTTTGCTAGAGGCTGATGTAGATGTTAGAAAAATAGCTACAATAAATATAACACCTATAGCTGTAGGTAATTCATCCGATGTTATTATAAAAAATAAGATAGAAATAAGTATGTTTAAATAGTAGTATAACTATAAAGGAGTAGCATTATGAGTGATTCATTTAGTATTGACTTTTCTAGTGATAACCCTTGGATGAAACTGTATGCTTTCTTATTGTATAGAGAGTCTTGTAAAGGTATATGGTTAGATATTTCTCCGAAAGACTGGGATACTTTTATATTTGATTATGGTACCAGTGTTAAAGTAGATAGGTACTGGGATTCAGGTGGTGGACAGTCTGACGGATTACGTTTAGATATGCATAAATATGATGAACAATTACATGATTTTTCGTGTTCTTACTACATTAATGGTTCTAAAGTCTATATGGAACATTTGGCTGATGTAGTTAGCTATATGAAATCTTATATGTCTGACCCTAAAAATGTTACAAGTTTTAATAACTTTGAGCGTACTTTTGGTGTTAGTCACGATATGATACCTACAGTGTTAAGTATTGTAGCAGGTCATTCTATATCAGGTCTATTCTTCGCTGCCAAATTAATGGCTGTAATGTACGAAGCTGATCAAGAGGGAGAGCCACTAAATATAATTGCTAAAACATATACAGCAAAGGAGATAAAAGCATTAAAAGGTTATGCTTTTCTAGCTTGGTTGGATATGGAACGTAGAAACTATACTGGTTGTTAATATATGATATTCATCGCCAGCGCCAATAAATTACAAGGAGATACACCATGAGTTGCTTTAATAAAAGAGTAGTAAATAGTTTTACCAAAAGTTTGAAGAAGCCTTTAGGAAGAGGTAGACTTCGTGCCGTAACAGTAGCACCTATTAATACTTCAGTGCATGATGTTAAGTTTACATATAATTGCTGTAGAACTATGCGACATACTGGGTAATATGCCTTTATCAACAATATACAATGGAGAAGTTCTAGACTGGCATTTTAAAAAAGGTGGTCAGGATTTTATTTATAATTTCTACATTGGTGATATTTTAATCGGGCAGATATTTCACATAAAGAAATCATGGGATGCTGTATCATGGTATCCCAATAATGTTTGCCCTGTGAATGGTTTTAGAACAAGATATGATGCTGCTGAATTCTTACTCCGCCTATGGAGAAATCAATTAGAATAGTAATATAAGGAGTACTATTATGGCTGAGTCGATGATAAAGAAGTACCAGAAACAAATCAGTATGGTGTTAAGTGATGCCGCTGTAATGATGTCATACAATAGTTGTAATGATATTCCTGAGTCTTTTTGGGAGGGCCTTACATACGAAGATAAGCAAGAAATATTGAGGGAAGCTTATCGAGAAGGTGTAATTACCAAAGAAGCTTTTGACGCAGGTTGGATTGGTGATGCTAATGTTGCTATGTTATTTTCAAAATGGTTGAAAGAGTCATGAAACACAACGATATATCTAAAATCTTTAGGAAATTGCTTATGTTAAGAGGCATACCTATTGACACAGGCACATGGGACCATGTTATTTATAAATTTGCTGCAAATAATTCTTCTATGGTAAATCCTTACTTGAATGATGCTATACATATGACTATAGATGATACACTTGCTGCAATAAATAATAACAATATAATGGGTAGTAGGTCTTCAAAAGAAGAACTGACTTGGAAATCTACTATACCTTTCTCTTGTCCTAACTGTGGTGCATTGGACAATTATGTTGTCTATCTTAATATTGAGACACTCATTTGTAATCATTGTAATCACGAAAGTGATGTAAGGTTATATTGTAAGGATGTCGAGCTTATTGCCATCGATCCTTTAACTGAAGAGCCATTGGAAAGATAACTACGGAGGCTATAATGCCTAGAGATATGGAGTTTAATGCAGATAATTATTATCCAAATACAACAAAGGATTGGATTGATCTTTTCGGCGCCGATGCAAGAATACTCTGCGTTGTACGTGATATTGGTGGTGAACAAGGAGGACCAGTAGTAATAAAACATGTAGATGAACATGGCTTTTTGGACATACATAGAAAACGCTGGGATACAGCAGCACCAATCTTTATTGATGGTAACAATAAACCTATTATGCTAATGAAGTTGGATACCATTAGAAAGTATAATGTTTTATGGGAAAGCGTATTTATTTTTGACCCTTCTATCAAGCGTAGAAAATAAAAGGAATTACTATGCACAAACCAAATTTCAATGCTGGAGACCTTGTAGACCATAATGCTGTGTCTGCTATTATTAAGAATGATGCTGGTGAAGTACTAGTATTTTTTCATCATAAGTATCAGGAGTGGACAATACCTGTTGGTAAGGCTGAACAAGGTCAGACTGTTGAAGATGCTTTACGTATGGAAATTTCAGAAGAATGCGGTCTTGAACTTATCTCTTTCAAAAAGGATCTTATTAAGAAGTATGTCTACCCGCGTGAGAAAAAAGATATTAACGTGGAATTACACCAGTTTACTGTAGATAAATACTCTGGTATACCTCAAAACCTTGAACCTAAGAAGCATTCTAATATGCAGTTTATGTCTGTAAACGAGCTGCAAAAATTGGATAATAGGATGGATGTATTAGATTTATTTCTCTCTACCCAGTAGATAGTAGTAATAGTATAAGGAGTACATAATGAAAACAAAGTTCAATGTAGGTAGTAATAATAAACAGGTAGGCACAGATGATACAACACAGATTCAAGTAGGATTGCTACCTGTTGTGGCTTTAGTAGGTGCTATAATTATTGTAGTACTTGCTATTATTAAATACACGTAATATGGTTACTATTTGCAAGTTGTTAGATATGTTAGAGGATGCTGTGTATATATCATACGAGTTTGTTTTAAGTATATTCAACAACCCAAAAAATGATAAGGAGTAGTAAAATGGATAAGGTACAATTGGTTGTTTTTCTAAGAAAAATTGGCACTAAACTAGCCACAGGTGCTACAGAAATTTTTAATGCTAATAAACATTCGTTTACTTTATCAACATTACCTAGCCATGATGAGATATCTCTAATATTAGATGATTTTCTCATGCTTATGCAAGAAAAACTTGAGGCTGATACGGAATATAAGCCAATGACTGTCATCAAGCTATGTACTTGGCTAAAAAGCAGTGCTGAAGAGTATAGACATAAACTAGCAAAATCAGATGTACTTGATAATGTTTTAGTTGGTCTTATTAACGAGGTTGCCGCTAGTCAATGGTTTGATTACGCTCTCAGCCCGCGAGATTTGTCAGGTAACCATAGTAAAACTAAGATAATTCCAAGTGAGTTCGGCCTTAGTTAACCTACAGGAGACACCTATATGGAAGAAGAAAAAGACCATACAATACCCTGTATAGGTGTTGATGATAAATTGCATGTGTGTTTACCATGGGAAAATGTAACAAAATGTGGTATAAAAGTAAAGAAAAAATTAGTAAAAGATAAGGATTGGCATACTAAATACTCATGTTATGAATGTACATATTAACAAGGAGAAATACCATGCAAGATGCTGAAAAGAAAGAATATATTGAGTTAAAAAGTGCAGATATTCACCGTAAAAAATCTGCCTTGATATCAACAATGCTCCAGGCTATTACTGCCGGACATATGGTTGACATGCCAAAAGAAGAATATGATAAAGCTTGTAAAGAACTTGGTTATAATAAAGATACAATGGACTATAAAAAGTTTGTTGCTTTTAAATTAGCACAGGCAGATATTGCAATTGAAAAAGCAAAGAAGGAGGGTATTATACCTAAAGACTTTTAATAAGTATGTGTAATAATTAACAATTTTGGAGTAACTAATGTATAAACCTGGGGATATAGTACCGATAAAGTTTTATGGTAAGTTGCTATTGTTTCAATTTCTTGATGAACATGAGAAGATTGATGAGCATACTTATTATCAATCACCTTTCAATAAAATAACTCAGAAATGTCGTGAAAATTATACTGAAAATATGGCTAAATTCGACCCAGCCGACAGTATTTTTAGTTCGACATGTATAGGGGAAACTCCTTTTGAGGGGCATACACACCGTATTTATCTACGTAGACTGGGGGATAAGCTTACATTAGATCCACCAGTACGTAAGGATATATTTATTAAAAATTATCTTCCGGGTAGTAAAATATTTACTCTGGTTACTTCTGGTGGCGAGTCATTGCAATATCAATATACCAACGTCAACAAACATTTTATGGATAATGTTTTAGATTTGGTAAAGTATCTTGGGTATCAAGACGGTTACCACTACTGGATTTCAAACGATTACCTTGCCAAAGTAGCATAAAAATTCGACATACAGGTGGCCACTATGTGTGATACAAACAAAAAGGTTTCAATACTGGTATTGTATACAGTAAATGGTAAGACAAGAACAGATGATTTTTCTATAACTGTGCCCTCAAGTCATCCAGAAGGCCAACTTCCATCGGCTTTTGCAATTAACAATATGATTTTTAATAATATGCGCACGGAGATGCAGGATATTATTAGTGGTATACCTTCAACTTCATACATGACAAACAAAGGTGAAGAAATTCCATGTAGTATGGTGTTAACAGTGCCAAGATTTGAGGTAGAGGTGAAGGCAGTACAACTCATTAAGTAATTGATCTATCAATATTTTAAGGAGAATTACCATGAAAAATACTACTGTGTTTGTTACACCAAAAATTGTACCTTTGGAAAATCTTCCGGCCAATAACAATCCTTTTCATCATGACCAATTTAGAATGGGAACTGATGTATCAGGCGCTTGGACCGCTATGTATAGTGAATTTGCCGGGCTGAAGCAAGAGCACAACATGACAGATGAAGAGAAGTTACTTCAAAAATGTGGAAGCCTTATATTCAATGATGATCCAGACCATATCATAATGGTAAATCGTAAGACTGGTCAGCGTTTCATGATTGATTTTTCCCCCGAAAATATGGAGAACTTAGGTGAGACTGGAAAAAAGAACGCCTGAAGTAGGTGAACTATTAGTATGTAAACTAACTGCTGGTACATTGGACCCTATAATCCGAGGCAAAAAATACTGTGTAGATGATGTCGATTGTGATGAAAACGGTAACATCTCCTTACATGTTAAAGGTTCTTGGTACCATAGTAGCTGCTTTAACTTAAACTAAGGTAATCACTATGAATGTGACTTTAAAATTATTAGGCGTGGCCAAATTTGTATTCGCTTTGGCATCTTTATTGGTGTTACTTATATCACTGATTGAAATGTTCAATCTTACCAAACGTATACGTGATAAAGTAGGTCAAGGCTTTATAGATGAAACAAACGCCGAGATATCAAGAATATTTGGTGTGATACTGCCGTGTATACTGCTTTTATATTTAGTAACTGATGGCATAATTATACTTATTAAATTAGCAATTGGAGGTACTTAAAGCAATGTTTAGCACATTTATTAAGTGGTTATTTAACATAAGTGATCGTTCCTCTTGTTTTAATAATTGCCTGTTTTATAAGAAAAATGAATGCCATATGTATGGTAAAGGCCATAGAGCAGCGCATCCATGTGATGAATACTATTGCCATAAACCATGCGTTTCCGAGGCTTTAAAAAAGATAGAGGAAGATGATTTATCTGAAGAAGTATAACCTATTAGAATTAAAGGAGTAATCAAGTAAGTTATGTCGTCATACATCACATTTTTAGAGTTACTTGTTAAAGCAAATGATATGGAGGCTGCCTATAAACGTATGTTAAAAGGTAAAGACCTTAAAAAATCAGGCGAACAAGTAAAAAAGTATATCAAACAATATGGGAGAATGCATTACAATCCTATATATGAAAACAGTAGATATTATGAAAAAGGTGGCACTAAAGTACAATCTGTGGCATATTATATATTCCCGTTTGTTACTCAAGGGCCGTTAAGAAATATTGACAATCTTATAAGTTTGTACAAGTTTTTCTTTGTGCCTTCTAAGGTAGTCGTAACTACGGAGTATTCTTATGAGTCCGGTAAGTAAACCTACAATACCACCTAGAAGTAAGTTCTCAAAGTACTCTGGGAGTAAATCCAGGGAAGTTGCAAAAAATAGTATCTTACTTGGTGCTGTCATTGTTGGCGTGATTGTAGTAATATTGGTAATAGGTACCATGCTTAAGAAAGCTAATTATTATATGTTCTATGAGAGTGAGGTAAAGCAAACGATTCAAGAACTCGTTAAATCTTCCTCACTTAAGTAGTTCTAAAGCTATAAATGGGGAGGGTTTGTTATGGAAGAGCAGAATGTGGTAAGTAAAAAGAAGGTAAGAGTTAAATTTACATGTCGTGGTGTAATCTATGAGCATGATTGTAAAGCTTTTTTAAATCAGCATAATAAACTGCTCACAGGGGAACCATTGAAGCAGTTAAAACTTAACCTATTCACGGCACTAATACGGGCTGGTTATGTCAGTAGAGAAGACATTAAAAAGAACGATAAAGATGTCTTTAATATGATCTCAAATGTCGAGGTTTCTGTGTTGGTTTAAGTGCCCTTTTAAGACCTATTTTTATAAAAAGGTATCAAGCTTAACATAACTATTTGTTATCAAATCTAGGTACCTTTTTACTCTTTCTACTAATAATCTAATAGGCGCTTAAAGAATCTTAAATTAGCAAAAACTACCCATTAATTGCAATAAATTAAATTTGCAATGTATTTTTAGAAGTATGATAGTATAAAAAAATAGTAAAATTGTACTCTCATGTATCTATGACACTAATTACACTATTTATTACAGTAGTGTAACGCCGTGTTACACAGTGTAACAATTAAAAAAGAGAAGCTTATGTTTAAAAAACTTTTAATAGCTATACCTATACTACTCACAGTTTTTTTATGTGGTGTAGCATTAGCAACTGTAAGAACAGTGCAAGTTGAATTTGCATTCACTAAACCTCAAGAACCTCCACCAGCACCACAGTTGCTGGGCTATAAACTTTACAGAGAAGGTGAATTTGTTTGCTCGTCTTATAAAACAACCGTCTTTGTCATGGACTGCAGAGTTGACGTAACAAAACCTAATACATTATTCACCATGTCGGCTTACTATTCAGACGGTACTGAAGGGCCTCAATCACCTACTTATAATTTTGAATATTCAGAAGTAGTAACACCATCTAAATTCTTTATGATTAAAGATATAGAAAATTCTGATAAAAAGTTGGTAACTTTAACATTGACCGCTCCAGTAAATGCAAATGTTGTTGGATATAATGTATATGCAAATAACTTATTAGTATGCGAGGATAGAGATGTTAAAGACTTAACAATAAATTGTGTAATGAATATCTCTGGTACAACAACATTCGCATTAACTGAAGTATTTGCTGATAATACTGAGAGTTCTTTTTCTAACCCTATTACTTATGCTCCGTAGTTGGTTTGGGGAGTAGTGGTACTGGCGTTTTGGGGTAGTTCGCATCATTAATCTTTAATTGGAGATACACATGAATTTCTTATCACCTGCAAGTTTACTTTCTTTTCTTATTATTTGTTTACTAATGGTCTTAGTATTCAAATTTATCAAACATAAAACAAAACCTGCAGTAAAAGTCTTAAAACGGCCTAAAGACTGGCCACCGCCACCTTCACCAAGAGGTGCCACAACTAGTAGGTCACGTAGTACTATCATAAATAAGTCGAATACACCGAAAAGTTCTAATTTGCGTAGACGAGTTAGAAATAATGATGAGGGTGATGAAGGGCTGGATATCGTTGAAATGGCCTTGGCTGCAGAACTTATTAGTGAACTTCTGGAAGATACACCACAACAGGCTGAGTTCTATAGAGGAGGTGAATTTGGTGGGGCAGGTGCATCGGGGTCGTACAATGATGAGCCAGTTAAAACCACCGAATCCTACTCAAGTCCAAGCTACTCAAGTGGTAGTTGGGGTGGGGGATCTGATAGTTGTAGCGATAGCAGTAATTGTAGTGGCGGAAGCGACGATTAAATAAACCTAAATGTTTGGAGTCCATTGTAGGCTCCAACATTTTAAAAGGAAATTACTATGCACGCATATTACACACCAAAAAGACAAGATGTTGAGGCAAGACTTCTTACCGAAGATAACATTAATGAACTTGAAAAATGGACTGAGGGTAGTATTAAAGGTACTAAACTGCCTATCAAAGACAGAGTCCTTGATATATGGGATACTTTCACCGATAGTGAACTTCGTGTTAATATGGGCGAGGTAATTGTATATTGTGCTGGCACAAAAAGATGGGAAGTTTACACCTTAGACCAGTTTAATATGTTATTTGAAGAATTGATAGGTTAAACAAACGAATACTGAGGTAGTAATATGGAGTCACACAGTAACCTATGCAACAACAAAAGGTGAACATTGCTGCAAGTGGGGTGGTTGCAACGGCACAATAATTATTTAATTTTGGAGTGGCTTATGTCTATTAGGAGTATTTTAATAACAATAAACCGTGATATGATACCTAAAGAAGTATTTGAAAAAGAACCAAAACTTCTATGCATACCTTATCAAGCGGTTGTAATACTTGGTACCGGTGATTCTTTTTCAGACGGTTTAAAAAAGTTCTTATACTCTTTCTACCAATCATCTAATTGGTATAACAAAGAGATTGCGGCCAAGACATTATGTTACTTTGAGTCAATTCCTTATGAAGGTACTTGGTCAGCAACCATAGAAAAGTATAGGCAAAAAGTAAAGATAACAGGTATTTTTAAACAAATAAACTATGTTGCTTTTTGAGGAGATTATTATGCATTGTGGAATATGTAGTGAAGAAAATCCGTGTCCAGATTGCTTGGTTGAGGAAGTGAGGTATGCTGTAGAACGACACGATATCACCTCTGATAGAACTTACCATACTCAGGGAGGTGGTACAGTAAGATGGGATGGGAATCAGTACGTCTTCGTCGAAGTACCAGAGTGGGGAGATTTTAAAGTCGGTGATCCGTTACCTGACCAATGGTCTATAGCTTGAGGTGTAAACATGAAAAAAGTAACTGTTGCTGAATCTACTAAGATAACTTGCCCTTTCATACAAAAACACGGCGAGGCAATTCAGTGCATTAACGAAAAATGTTTTGCTTGGGAAGTGGTTGATGAACGTATAGAGAGGGAAGACCACTCTGGTGCAAGAGAAATGATGTATAAGATAAGACTGGAGAGAAAACAGGAAATAACAAGAAAGGGTCCGCCTGGTTCTTGTGGATATTTAATCTTAGAGGAACGTGGCACATGTGTTAGACTATTCCCTACATCTGGGGCATAGTGGTACTGGTGTTTCGGGTCCTTTGATAAGTTTTTATAAGGAATAATAAATGCAAAGTGCTTCAATAAAATTAGAATACCATAAATATAGACAGAATGTACAGTCTTTATTGCATAGGTATAGAGGGTTACGAGAGGAGGATCTAAATGAATTAAATCCAGCGTTCTCTTGTGTTTTATGTGGTTACTACACATGTAAACACCACAATCAACCTAAAAAAGGATGCTTTAGTCAGCGACCTATAGTAGAAAATGAATGGGCAGAATTCTATCTCTTTAATAATGGGTGAATGTTATGGAAAAAAGTGACAATTTATTTATTACTGGTTTTCAATCTCTGCAAGAGTGTAGACAGTCTATAGTAACATTAGCAAAGAATATAGAGGGTGATATATCCTCTACTATTGTAAATGCTGCTCGTATTGCCAGTATGCGTTCATTGCTTGAATTATTTGAGAAGTATAATGATATGCTGGTTGCAATGAAAACTGGTGTAAATACACCGCAAGAAGTAGAAAAGCTTAATCATATGGCATATGAACATGTCATGAATGTAGAGGAACCTGCTTATCCAGAAAATACTATCTACATTGAGAAGTACAATTTCTGGAGAGGTATAGCAGGTGAAAAGCATTTTGACCCTTATTTTGATGCAGAAGGAAGAAATTAATGAAGAAAGATAGTAACTATGGCTGGTTTAATACAACAATTCAGCTTATAATTGTAGCTGTGGTAACGGTTGGAATAATTGGTCTATCGTTAATACGTTATACATAATATACAAATCTTTATTTAGGAGAAGTTAATCATGTCTAATAGATACGTACCAGAAACGGGTTTTGAAGTTGACACTGACCTTGTATATAACCTCAAACAAAGTACAAATAGGAATGGTATAATTAGCTATAGAGATGGTAAACCTCAAATGGGTAATGATATTTCAATTCGTCTATTAAAAGCACACGATTCCAAGATGTCAACGGAAGAGTTGCACGATTTCGCAAAGTACATTGCCAAATGTGCCAATGACTACCTGTTTATTGAGTTTAACGCAAGCTTTGACAAAGCCGCCGATGAAAATTTGGTTGGGCGTACCGTTATGGCTGCTGAAGGTATGTATAGTCAGCGTGTTGGTATTATTGAGCATCAATTTCCAGCAGGAGAACTTGATACAGAAATTATTTACAATGTTCGTTTTTCTACCCAACATATGGGACAATATAAAATTGACCAGTTTGATATTCTAGACTAAAGGAGTCTATCATGCAAGATGCATCATCAGCTGTCTTTATTCCTCAGCAAAAGATAACTACGCGTTTCTGGTTAACAAACCCATCTACCTTTCCAAAAGTTCTTGATGATTTGAAAGAGTTCGGACCGTCTATCATACCATATAAAGGTACTGTTGACCCATATAGACATTATGATGGAAGAATTCTTTTTGTATTCAAAGGCACCGAGCTTGAAAAATTTCATAAAGCCCTTGCTATAGCTCAGAAACACTCTGCCCTTACAGAATTGCTTGTAAGCGATGAATGGATGCAAATCAAATTACCAGTAAGAACTGTGCAAACCAAAACTGTTTGGTAATTATATTATATTATATTATATAAGGAGACAGTTATGATGGGTGTAAAGGTAGGATATCAAATGTGTAAAGCATGTAGAAGAAAAGCTTATAGAAGTTATAAGGCTTGGACTGATTTTTCAGAAGCCTTGGCAACTAAAGGGGACACTTTAAAACCACCATACATAGGCTGTCCGGGACCTATAGTGGATGATTATCATGCTAAAATGGTACGTCAGGTAGAAGACTATGTAAGGGTTAATATACCAGAAGCATTTGGTGTAAAATTGTCTTACCCCGAAAAGAAATTATATGAACTTGGTGAAGATGTACCTGTATGGTGTCCATATAAAGACACTGGATGGAAGCCAGAAGATGATATGAAAATGATTTGGCTTAATGGTGAACATGTACAAGATTTTGCACAAAGAGGAAAAACATACGAGTTTACTGAGTAAGTTGACTAAATATCGCTGAGGTTATTCGATGGAAGAATTAGAGCTACGTGTTAAAGATCTACAAGATCTTATGGCTAGTACAGATGATTTTTGTACTAAAGTATGTAAACTCTGCAAAGGTTCAGATGTACCATGTAAAGAAAGACTATTAGTTGCTTTAATAGATAAAGATGCTAAAATAGCAGGACTATCTTCATCTTATCGCAAAGTAAAAATGGAATTGGAGGAATTAAAACGTACCAATGCAGCTAAATATGTACCTAAAAAGAAAAAGGGTCCTTATAATAAACTCAAAAAGTTCAATATAGCTGAAGTACTACCAAAAATAGGAGGGCATAAAAAATTTATAGTGACTCCTGAGGTGAGCGTCAACACATACAGTGTACGATTACGTACATTTAAACGGAGTACTATATGTGTTAGATGTGGTCTAAAAGGTACACACTTTTGGGCAGAAAGTAATCACAATATGAATAATTATCATCTAAATCTCTACGCAACAAATGAACACGGCCATGAGGTGCTGATGACTAAAGATCATATTATACCTAAGTCTAAAGGTGGGGCGGACACATTGGCTAACATGCAGACAATGTGTACTAAATGTAACTTAAAGAAAGGCAACCAATTGGATGGCACCTGGTGAATAAAATAGCAAAAGCATTGGTCCAAGTCGATGAGCATGATTCCGAAATACTTATACGTCCATGTTTTCCAGTAAATATTAGGCTGATGAAAACAAACGTAGGGTATTTTAATGTAGTTGAACAAGCAATTAATCATATGAAAGGAGTAATTCAAACTAAATTTTCCGACTACGCCGCTCTGCAAGGCATATCAGGCGCTAATGTGGGAATACCTTTCAATATTATCATTATATATTATGATGGTAAGCTATTGACAATGTTAAATCCAGTGGTAATAAGTAAGTCAAAAGAAACAAAGACT